GAATGTTGGAAATCAATTACCACACATAAAGATTTCAAAGATAGGTATAATTATGTTGAATGGGATATGTTAATGTTTTTAAATGAAAATGAGCTGTTTCTGCAGTTTATGAGTATGTATAATTTGGCATCTCCTGTTTTAGCTCTTTTAGTTCCTCTTGTTATACTTGTTGTTCCATTTTTTGTTTTGAAGATGAAAAATATTGATGTTACATTTGAAGAGTATATGATTATCTTTAGATCAATAGCAAAAACACACGTGCTTTCAAGAGTATTTACTGGGTTCTCGGACGCATCTCTTCAACAGAAAGTGTATATGTTGGTTTCTCTCGGGTTGTATTTTTTATCTCTTTATCAGAATGTACAAGTATGTAGAAAGTTTTACAATAATATGAAGTCTATCCACCAAGATATGTTTTCAATCTCTTCATTCATTAAAATGATGTCAGGGCGTATTCGCAAGTTTGAAGAAAGTACACGATCTTTACCTACCTACAAAAACTTTCAAGTTATTTTAGAAACACATAAAACAGTAATGAAAACAATTATGGGACATATAGATCGCATACCTCCGTTTTCTATTTCCATTAAAAAATTGTGTAATTTAGGAACTGTTTTGAAAGGATTTTATGACTTGCATACCAAGATACAATACAATGAAACAATGTGTTTTCTATTTGGATTCTGTGGATATTTGGATAATATTGAAGGAATCAAGAGGAATCTGAATAACAAAAAAATAAATTTCGGAACATTACAGAAGAAATCTAAGAAGAAGAAGAATGAATCGTCTATGAAAATAGAAAATATGTATTATCCTGCACTAATGAATGATAATCCAATTAAAAATAGTTTTAAAACCAAAAAAGATTTTGTCATTACAGGACCCAATGCTTCTGGAAAAACAACTATCTTAAAATCAATGTTATTAAATATTATTTTTACACAACAATACGGGTGTGGATTTTATGATAAGTTTACATTTGTGCCATATAAACATTTACATTGTTATTTAAATGTTCCGGACACATCCGGGAGAGATAGTTTATTCCAATCTGAAAGCAGAAAATGTAAAGAAATTTTGGATATCATACAACAGACAAAGAAAACTTCGAAGACAGATCGACATTTCTGTATGTTCGATGAACTTTATTCAGGAACAAATCCAGAAGAGGCTATTAAATGTGGTCACGCATATTTATCGCATCTAAATGATATAAAACAAGTTGATTTTGTTCTAACTACACATTACAAGGAATTATGTAATAAACTAGAATCTTTAGGTGGCGTGGAAATGTATAGAATGAAAGTAAACGTAAACAAAGATGTTTATGATTACACTTATTCTATGGAAAAGGGTGTCAATCAGGTGGATGGTGGAATCGAAATATTGCGACAAATGAATTATCCAACAGACATTATTAATAAATTACACAAGAATAACAAGACAAATAAACACCCGAAAGAGAGGGAAAAGAATAATTATCTTAGCCATTCGTATTATTTTGCAAAATTTAATGTGGTTTGTTTGTATTAGGAATGAGTGAGATCTTTAATTTTTCATTTGTTTTAACCTTGGCGATAACTATGGTTTTGGTAGGCGCAATATCATTTATTTTATATAACAAGATTGAACAACAAAGTGTAAAGATGAAAGCAATGATGGATTTAGTTACAAGTGTTGTTTCCGAAGTAAACACTTTGAAAACTGGTTCAGGAGATTTAGACATTCCTCCTTTAGATGGAAATTGGAATGAAACAAACGATGATATTAATGATATTAGAGAAAACATAACATTAAGTTCAGATGATGTAGCTATGATGAATGTTGAAATGTTAAACTCTGATTCAAAGCTAATAGATGTTTCTGATGGAGAGAACAACTACGAGGAAGACGACGATGAGGTTGACAGTGACGATGAAGATGATAGTGATGATGAAGAAGAGGAAGACGAGGAAGAAGATGAAGACGAGGAAGAAGAAGAGGATGATGACGACGAGGATGAGGAAGACGAAGATGAAGACAATGAGGAGGATGGAGACGAAGAAAATGAAAATAAAATGATGGAAAATGAGGACAATAAAGATAATGAACCAGAAAGTAAGATTATCAGTTTGAAAGATGAACTTATAGAAGAACTGGATATCGACGGTGTGATTAATGATGGTGATAGTAAGATATTAGTAATTCCTGAGGGAGATACTACTATTGATTACACAAAGCTTACTACTTCTGAACTTAAAAAGTTGGCTGTTGAAAAAGGACTCGTTAATGAAACAAAATCAAAGAATATGAAAAAAAATAAGCTAGTTGAAATGCTTTCTATGCAATAATAAATAATATTGGTATATAGTATTATGGGTGATCTCGGTGTCCATTACAATCCTACAAATAACACGCATCATGACAAACCAGCTTTAATGGAAGATAGACGTCAAGGAGGAGCAAGTTTTTATACAGAATCTGGTGTTGATCATCAACTTAAGAACTTTTCTAGATCTGGATCTAATTGGGAATATAGAAAATATTTAACACATAATGCTACAAAAATAATGAAAGTCAACTTCCGTCATAAATTAATGGAAAATCCTCACAATACTATGGGTATTTCCAAAGAACAAGGACAAGATATTGAGAATCAAAACTTGAAAACCCCCTTTCTTTATAAGGATAGTTTTGATATGACCAATGTTGACCAAACTTTTTCCAGTAATTTGAAAGAGTTATATTTGAACAGAGAACAACTACAATTGATGAAAACTTCTCCCAGTGTATACAGTTCCTCTATGAACAAATACTAAACAAAATACTATTAAGTGAATAATATACTTACTGAACAACAAGTATATTATTTATCCATTTAACAATTCGAATCACCTATTATGCTTTTGTCATAATTTAATTATTTAGTTAGACAAAACAATATTTAAACAAAAAATAAAAAAAGTATGTAGACTAGAAGAAATTAACTTAGATCATCACTTATTAAATTAAATGAAAATAGTAAGTATTGATGTAGGTATTAAAAATCTTGCCATTTGTGTATTTGAAGTGAAAAAAAATGAATCGGGCTCTGTAGATACGGTATCTATTTATAAATGGGAAGTACTTAATGTAACGCAGAAAGAAACATATAAGTGTATGGGTGGAGATGGAATATGTAATGGTGAAGTAAAATATGGTAAAGATGGAAAGTATTATTGTTTGAAACATTCGAAAAAGGAAAATTATATGAGACCTACTGCAGATTTAGAGTTAAAATATTTGAAAAAACAAACTTTGGGAAAGTTAAAAGAAATTGCAGAAAAACATTGTATTACATATGATTCACCTATTAAAAAAAATGATTTAATGGGTGTCATAGTTGATTATCATAAAACCAAATGCTTTGATAGCGTAGACAAAGTAGACGCTACAAAATTGGATATAGTTACAATAGGACGAAATATTTCTGTAAAAGTAGACAAACTTTTGGAAAAATTTGATGATATTGAATTAGTTCTTATTGAAAATCAAATTAGTCCTATTGCTAATCGTATGAAAACAGTTCAAGGTATGTTATCACAATACTTTTTAATGAAAAATGATTTTTTAGATGTAGAGTTTATTTCTTCTTCAAACAAGTTGAAAGACGAAGAATTACATGATTCTTATGCACAAAGAAAAAAAGCAGGAATAACGAAATGTTTAGGGATCATTAGTGAATCATTTACAAGTTGGGTTGATTTTTTTAATAATCATAAAAAAAAGGATGATTTAGCAGATTGTTTCTTACAAGGAATGTGGTATATAAAAAATAAAATGTAGCGTAATTAATTATAATTCGTAAGACTTAAAGTTAATTAGTATTTATAAGTATTAATGGATAGCGAAGTTATTGATCTCTCTAGTTTAGACGATAGTATGCCTGGAATGTCAAAGGGTAAAGGAACAACAAATTTTGGAGGTGGTATTGAACTTCTTATGAATGAAAAAACCGATCCAAGTAAATCTGGTTCGGGTGATGATGGTATAAAATTAAATGATCTTGAGGAATTGGAAAATGAATTAAATGAAATTACAGGTTCTAGTGACGAACCTGCTATTTCAAAAAGTTCTATATTTACCGACCCTATTCCTAATTTGAATGATATTGATGAAAATGTAGATGATCTTCCTCCTATTAGTGTCAAGTTTGATGATAATGATAATCTTGGTAAGAATACATCTTCTGTTCCTGAAAACAATGGAACTTGGGACGGTTTTAATAAGTTTAATGAGATTCCAGTAACACCCGATATTAGCGAAGCACCAAAACAAGCACAAACCAAGGAAGAATTACTTCGAGAAAAGTTTCAATTATTGAGAAAACTTGAAGCATTGGAAATTAAAGGTGTTCAATTGTCCAAAAAATATACGATGGAATCTCCAATTTTGGAAATGAAAGGAGAATATGAAACCATTATGGATGAGAAAGCAAAACAAAACTCCATTAAGTTTTCGGGAAATATGTTGATGACTTGCATCAATGGTTTAGAGTTTTTAAATAATCGTTTTGATCCTTTTGATTTAAAGCTTGATGGATGGAGTGAACAAGTTGGTGAGAACATTGATGATTATGACGAAGTATTTGGAGAACTTTACGATAAATATAAATCCAAAGCAACAATGGCACCTGAATTAAAATTACTTTTTCAATTAGGTGGAAGTGCTGCTATGTTGCATATGACAAACACAATGTTTAAGTCTGCTATGCCTGGTATGGATGATATCTTACGTCAAAATCCCGAATTGGCACAACAATTTCAAAAGGCAGCTGTCAACTCAATGAGTAATAATACTCCTGGATTTTCAGGATTTATGAACAGTATGTCAAATGATGATCCAATGCCTCCTATGGGAAGTGGTCCTCCACCTCCTATGCGAACACAAGGCCCTGGTTCTGCACCTCCTCCTGATAGTAGACCCGGAAACGATAATAGTTTTTCAGCACGTGCTAAAGCAAGACGTGGTGTTGCAGATGATGGTATAAATATCAGTGAAAACTTTGCTTCTGCATCTGATCCACCAAAGAGTTCAAGACGCCCCAATGTTCCTATTCCACCACCAGTTGTTGAACAACGAGCAGAAATGAAAGGACCAAGTGACATAGATTCCATTTTATCGGGGTTAAAAACAAAGAAAGTAAGTATGGGAGGTGGCCCACCACCATCTATTAATGAAAATATGGAAGAAAGCTTTAATAATAATGAAAGCAGCACCATAAGTATTCAGGATTTGAAAGATCTTCAATCTACAGCCAATGTTCCCAAGAAATCTCGTAGACGAAGAACTTCCGATAAAAATACTGTGAGTCTAGATATTTAGATGTTTGGATATTTACACGTTTACAAATAACAACAAATGATATAATAAATAATTTGTTGTTATATGAATTATCCCAATTTATTAGACAGTTCTATCATATTGATTTACTGGTTTTACTTTTCTTAGACCGTTTCTTGGTTTTACGCTTTCCACCACGTCGTGGTGGATGTGGAGTATACCCGCTGAATTCATTGCCATCCTTTTCTTCTGTATACGTGCGTCCAGATCTTGAAGCAGATTTTGATTCGTATCTTTGATCGGCTATCATACTACGAAACCTACCTTTGAACCCACGCCCTTCCCTCTCTTTTAACACTCCCTCGAGATAAGTTATTACCCGTTTGTTGTTTTCATCATTTGCAATATCAAGTGGTGTTTTATTATCCATATCCTTCGCATCTATAGCTGCACCTCCCTCCTCAACAAGAATCCTTGCATTTCCACTAGTAAACTCAGGACCATACTTGGCTGCATAATGTAATGGTGTTTCCCCATTATGATTTCTCGCGTTTGCATCTGCGCCATTATCTAATAGAAGTCTTACCATTTCACCATTACCGAGCAAAGCGGCAGCATGTAATGGTAACTGTGATCCGTCAGAATTTGTGTTGAGAACTACTTTCCGATTTGCTGGTGTTCTTAATGACTCCAAAATTGTTCTAACATTTCCTACTTTTAACTCTATTGTGAATCTATAATCAAGTTTCGATTTTATTGCATTCATTAGACGAAGGCTGTGGTGCTGGATTTCGTCCATTTTCATAGTTGGTTGTTCATCATCCATTCCCTTTTCCTTCTCTTCTGACAATTTCGCTTCTTCCTTCTCTTCTGACAATTTCGCCTCTTCCTTCTCTTCTGACAATTTCGCCTCTTCCTTCTCTTCTGACAATTTCGCCTTTTCCCTCTCTTCTGACAATCCCTCAAGATACCTTTCAACCGATCTGTTTCCTTCCTTCCTTGCAATGTCCAGTGGTGTTTTTTTACTTGAACTCTTAGCATCTATATCTGCACCTCCCTCCTCAACAAGAACCCTTGCATTATGCATACTAAAATTGTGTCCATTAAGTCTCTGAAATGATGCATAATGTAATGGTGTTTCATCATTATGATTTCTCGCGTTTGCATCTGCGCCATTCTCTAATAAAAGTCTTATCATTTCACCATTCCCTCTCCGCGCGGCAGCATGTAATGCTAACGGTGATCCAATAGACTTTGTGTTCACAACTGCTTTCCGATTTGCCCGTGTTTGTGGATATACTGATGTCAATATTTCATCAACATGTTGTACTTTTGCATCTATATCATTATAAAAATTAAGTTTCGATTCTATTGCCTGAATTAGAAGAAAGCTGTAGTGCTGGATGTCGTTCGGTTTCATAGTTGGTTGTTCAACCTCCATTCCTCCTTTTTTTATTCTGGTTCTTCGAGTGATACGCTTCTTAGAACGTTTTTTTGCTCGAGATTTTCTAGATTTCTTAGATTTCTCAAATCTCTTTCTTGTAAAACTAGTCATATATATTTACGTATATATAACGCAGATATATATTTATTTCTTTCGAGATAGTTTGGATTTCTTAGATTTCTTAGATTTCTTGGTTTTACGTTTTCCAGCAACGTACTCTTTAAACTTAGGAATAAGATCAAGTGGTAGTCTTTTACCTTCCACTGGACGTGATCGAGCGTAGACTCCAACTTCTGCTGAACCTTGTCGTTCCACTGCGCGCTGCCATTCTTTTTCTACACCATCTCTTTTAGCATCATCTAACTTATATGTTTCTTCGTATTCCTCCACGAGTATATGTGTCAATAGTGATACAATCTTTTTATAGTTCCCCTTGGATGCATAATACACCGGTGTATAACCATTCGAATTGCGAATATCCACATTTACTCCAGCGCTCAATAAAGTCTTTACCACCTCCAAGTACTTCTCACTATTATTGGCATTCTGACAGACCAAATGCAGTGGTGTATCTCCAAAATTATCAGTTTTGTCCACTTCTGCACCCGCACCCAGCAGAGCCTGCACCACCTCCAAGTGCCCGTTCCAGGAGGCCCTGTACAGTGGAGTCTCACCACGATCATTGGCCTTGTTCACCTCCGCCTTCGCGTCCAAGAGGGCCCGCACTACCTCCAAGTGCCCATTGCGAGAGGCCGATAACAATGGAGTCCAACCGCTATTATCGGCTTTGTCCACTTCTGCACCTGCACCCAGCAGAGCCTGCACCACCTCCAAGTGCCCCTTACAGGAGGCCAAGTGCAGTGGATTTCGACCATTATAATCATATGCCTTGTTCACATCCGCCTCTGCGCCCAGCAGAGCCTTAATTACTTCCAGGTGCCCATAGTAGGAGGCTATGTACAGTGGAGTCTGACCATGCTTATCGGCCTTGTTCACATCTGACTTCGCGTCCAAGAGGGCCCGCACTACCTCCAGGTACCCATTCCCGGAGGCGACGTACAGTGGAGTCTCACCGTTCTCATTGGCCGTGCTCACCTCTGCCTTTGCGTCCAAGAGGGCCCGCACTACATCCAAGTTCCCATTCACGGAGGCCCACCACAGAGGAGTCATACCGCCATAAGTGGCCTTATTCACCTCTGCCCCTGCTACAACAAGGGCCTTCATCACATCCACATGCCCCTTACGGGAGGCAATGTACAGTGGAGTCTCACCCCAACCATCGACCTTGTCCACCTCCGCACCATTCTTCAATAGGAGATCCACTACATCCACACGTCCTTCTTTGGATGCCTTGACCAGTAGAGTATAACCGTTATCATCGGACTTGTTCACGTTTGCACCCGTCTCCAACAGAGCATTCACTTCATCCAGTAGTGAATCTACGCCTCCTCTTTGTTTATGCATTTTATTTCTTCTTGTGATACGGTTATTGGCACGTTTTTTTGCTCGAGGTTTTTTAGATTTATTGGATTTCCTAGATTTATTAGATCTTTTTCTTATAGAATTAGTCATATATATTTACGTATATATAACGTACATATATATTTATCAAATAATTACAAATTACGTATAAACAGTTTACCATTTTTCTTTTCTTCAATAGCAACTAAACGCGGTTCAATATTTGGATTCTCAAGAGCTTGATAATAACTTTCTACATCATATAAGTTAGCAACATCATTGCTCATTTTTCTATAAATATACTTTTTACCACGTAATTCATATTCTTGACCACGCCAAGTAATTTTTTCTTGATTTTTAGTTATTGTTTGTTCAGAAGGTTGTTTGGAAATATCAGGTAAATATGAAAGATCTCTTAGTCTTGGTTGACCATATTGAACACATTCAACTTGTTCAGTTGTTCCACGCTTTGAGTATACAGCACAATCAATAGATGCCTCTTTAATTAATCTAGTAAGACCAGAAATAACCCTTTCTTTAATGGTCGATATTTCAAACAATGTTTCATCACTTGTTTGAACACGATATTCTTTTTTATCACTGTCTGGTGCCACTGGATATTGTAGTTTACTTAAATCTTTTAATTTCATATCTTTGGATACTTTATCTGCCAATTGCTCTTTTGTTATTTCCATCAAATACATAAACACACGAACATCTTGCATATCTTCAGGTAAAGCTTTATGACTACAAATACGACGTGCTCGGCCAATAATTTGATCTTTACGTGTTGGATGCCAATAAGGTTCCATTATATGAACAAATCTTGTGCTTCTTAAATTAATACCTTCTGATCCAGATGCCGTAATCATAAGAACTTTAATAATTTCACCCATATGGTTATGATTTGCTATTTCGCTAAGAGTTTTAGTAATGGGTAAATTAGGATCCCAATTACTATTGTAGATGTTTCGAATAAGTTCCTTTTCTTCATCACTTTCTGTTCCAGTATAAAGAGCATACATTGGTTTTCCAAAATCTTCTTCATTGATATTCAACCCCCAAACACCATCTGCACCTTTTTTAACTTTGAATTGTGCATATCCATTAAAATCAAGTGCCATTTTAAATAAACCAATACCTTCCATTGTTCGGAATTGACTATAAACCAAATGTAATCCTTGATGGTCAGGATCAGAAATATTTTCAATCATTGCCAAAAATTTGGGACTGTATGTTTCCAATCCGTCTTTTGAAAAAACGTTTCTTCCGTTATCCTGAAGATATTTCATTGCATTTGCAATTCTCATAGGATAACTTACATCTGCTGTTTTTTCAATAACTTCGTCACCTTCTTCTTCATCTGCATCATTCCCTTCTAAATCATTTGATCCTTTTTTATTTTGTTCACCTGTTGCTTTCTCATAAGATTCTTCCATTTTATCTTCTCGTGGTAAAGGTCGTCCAGGAGGAATAGGCATCACAAAATTACAATAAAGACGTGAAAAAATACGATAGGTAGATGTTGGTTCTTCAAATAATCCATCTGCATTTCGTTTTGGTGCTTTTTTACGTTTACCAATTTCTTCTTTACGTTCTGCAGATCGTGCAGATTCATATACACCTAATTGATAATCACTCATAGGTATTTTAATAACTTGGAAATCAGTTGTAGTATCATATTTAGGTAACAATCCTTCTTGTGCACTTCGAAAGTAAGACGTAAGACCCAATATTCTACTTTTAAACAGAGATTCATTCACAATTGTTTGATTTTCGCCCAAAAAAGTTTTATTGAAAAGTTCCAAATCATCAGGAAGAGCTTTGAAATAAGTTATTTCAGTCTTATGTGGATTTATTTCCAAATCGTTGGATCGCAATATACTGAAAAGACGTTTCTTAAAATCGTCATCACTTATTTGACCACGTTCATTTAAAACATATGTTTCACTACCTTCTTTACCCGAGCTTCCTTCTTTTTTCAATGTAGTTACACCTGCATATTTTCCCTTTTCCATACTTGTTTCAAATCCGAATGGGTTTCGGGTTACTTTCAATACATTGTCTTTTGTGTATTCAAATGTATCCATAAATTTATCGGATCCAAACAAAGATTTTATTTTCTCGCTTGTTTTTGCATATCCTTCTTTCGATGTTACGTGCACATTCCATGTTTTTATGTATCCACGAAGTATATTGAATAATATTCCCAACTCGTTAGGATAATTAATAATAGGTGTTCCAGTCAAGAAAACAATACGAACATCTTGTGCCTGCATTAACATTTCATACATCACTAATGCAATAGAAATAGGATACTTTTCAATATCTCCCTGTTTATCGTATTTTACATCCTTTTCTTTTTTTAATTTATTAGCTATTCTGCTGATAAAATTATGTGCTTCGTCGATAATTACAACAGAATGATCAAATATATTTGTTTTGTAATCGTCCGTCATAGCACGTAGTCTTTCTCTGCGAAGACCGTTGTATTTTATGAAATGATACTTGTTTTCAATCATTTCGTCTATTTGATCATCAAGAGATTTTAATTCTGATGCTTCAAGTTGGTTATAGTTCGACTCTTTACTTTGATCCATTAGCCAAACACCCTTCTTCTTTTTTATGTATGCTTCTGTAATACCTATTGCAGCACTTAAAGTTGGAATAATGTCTGCATTTTTCTTAACACTGATAAACTTCCAATGTTGGTCTTTTTTAAATATACGATCACCACATTTTTTTAGTTCTTCCATATAATTACGTTTCAGTGATTTAGGTGTTAACACGTGAACCTTTTTAACACTATTCATACCTTCTGCTATGGCAATAGAAGAACATGTTTTGCCACTACCCAAACCGTGAAATAAAAGAAGACCACGGTAGGGTGTATACAAGTTCAAATAGTCTCTTACAATTTTTTGATGTATCAATAATTTGAAATCTGCGTTTTCGTCTTTGCCTATATCATCACAAGAAATAGATAATTCTTCATTCAACACATCATCTCTGTATTGAGAAAAATAAGAGTTAATGAAATTAATAAAATGTTTACGATTATTCATATAGTAACTCGAAACTCTTGTTTCTGCACCTGGATTAGGTGTGGGTATTTTAGTAATAAGGGATTCATTCTCTATATCAACCCATTCTTCAGGAGGTAATTCAGAAACACCTTTGGGAGGTTGTCTTGTGCGACGAACTTTCTCTACAATGATTTCATTTTCATCGTCTTCTAAACGGGAAATATCGGCAATTGTTAACTTTTCGGTAAGTTTTGAAGGCGCTGTTCTTTTTGTTGACTCGATAACATCTTCAAATACAGTTGTTGGATCTTTCTTCTTTTGTATAACTTCGTCTTCGTTAACTACTCGCAACACTTTATTGTCCCTTAGCTTTTTCATTATGGATTCATAATCCAAGTTTTGTTTTTGCAAGGTAATCATAGTAGCATTGGCATTAACATTGTCATCATTATCACCATCATTATCCCCATCATTATCACCATCATTATCGTCAATGTTAACTTTGTTAGTGTCATCATCAAAAGAAATAAGAGAAACACTTACGTATACACCCTGTTCTTGTTGTGCGACTGGTTTTCTCTTTAAATTTTCTTTTATTTGTTCTAAAGACATTATATAACTCCTATATAATTTAATCATATAATGTTTTTATTACATATTAGCGTTAGTTGGTGATTTTTGATTCATTCGTAATTAACTTATGGTTGGATTATCAATCAGTTTAATTACACTATTGCACGCCATCTGCTCAGCCTTCTTTTTAATTTTATGTAATCCTTCTCCCAAGAATACAAGAACCTTTTCGTTTTGTGTGATATATTGTTGAATAGCGTCAAAACTTCCAAAATCTGTATAGGGAATAGCATTGGAAGTATTCATATTATGTATTTGATCCCCTACACATAGGAAAACGCCCATATGATAACCTTCTTCATCTGTGACATTTAATTCAATATAATGTGGTGTCACCTTAAACTCTTTTTGGATTTTTACTTGTAAAATGTTTTTATAGTTGTCATCATTCTTAATGAGTTCAACCCAATCAATATGACGTTCAAATATAGTTTCTACAAATTTTTGTGCCATTTGAAATCCAGGACCACAAATAAATATTTGACCAAACCAACCTTCCTCGTCTTTGATATTTAGCTTGTTGTAATCTAGAAACAGTGCACCGATAAATGATTCAAACAAACACCCTAATTTTTTCAAATTAGTTCGTGTTTTCTTTTCTTCTGCGTTTTTTGAAATAATTAACCATTTATGAAGACCCATTTCGTAAGCGATTCTACCAATATTTTCATTTTTAACAATAGCAATCTTTTTTTCAGTCATAAACCCCTCATTTTCTTTAGGAAATCGCTTATACAAAATATATTTAGTAATTAGTTCTAGCACACCATCTCCCAGAAACTCTTGACGTTCATTGGACTTTTGTTTTAAAGGTAAACAATCTTCAGGTTGGTCAACAACAATAATATTTTGTTCTACGTTTTCCAGATGAGGACGCTTTGTATAAGACCTATGTACAAATGCTCTTTTATATAATTCCATGTTGTAAACCATTGGAGGAATCCCATATGTAGCCAAGATTGTCTTGACTTCGTCATGCGTAATTTCCTTATTTAATGGATTATATGGATTGAATACAAGATTCTCGTTCATTTTTGTAACGTCATCGTCATTTAGTATTTGTTTATAAACTTCGGGTTCTATCATTATGTGTCAATAATAATAATACTAATTAATTATAACTTCTATATCAATTTTATTATTTGTATACTGTATAATAAAGATGGCTTCTAAGGCACGTGCTTATAAACAAACTATCGCAAACAGAGGACCTGAGAGCGGAGGTTCCGTTGGTGGAAACAAGAAACCTGGACTTATTAATTTTGCTTTGTACCCTGCAATTGCTAACATCAGTGCAGTAACCAACCGTGTTACTGGAGCTTGTTGCAAGGATCCTACCAAAGTTAAGAAGTAAGTTGTTGACCTTTATATTAAGTAATTTGTATTAAAGAGATACACCAAATAAATCTATCTTCATTATTATGTCAATTAAGATAGATTACAGAGAGAAAGAATTAATTGAACACATTGAGAAACTAGTAGAAAATGAAAAGATATTTCATGAATTATCAATTGAAACAACCAATTTACTGATTGGAGATATTGAAATAGAAGGTATCGACAAAGAACACTCTATTATCATAGAGAGAAAAACAGTTCGTGATTTATCAGCCAGTATTAAAGACGGTAGATATAAAGAACAATCTATGCGTCTTGCATCTAGTGGTTATCATAATCATAATATAGTGTATTTGTTAGAGGGTTCACTTACCAATCCAATGGGGTTTAAAGGTACGTTGGTTGATACACAATCTCTCTATGGATCCGTTATCCTCTCTTTCCTCTCTTAAAAGGGTTTTCTATTTACAGATCTGGATCAGTAATGGATACTGCTAATTATGTATGTAATGTAGCAAGGAAGCTGAAAAAAACATCAGTAAGTATGTACTATAAAAACACATCTACAGAAAAGGAATTGGAAAATACAATTGAAATTCCAGATACCCCTCCACCAAAATATGAAGAAGCAATTAAAATACAAAAGAAAGACAACGTTACGAGAGAAAATATAGGACACATAATGTTATGTCAAATACCAGGAGTTAGTAACACAACTGCATCTGCTATCATGAAAGAATATGGAACGATGAGTGAACTAATTCATCAAATAAACACTGAAGAATGTGATTTACAGAAACTAACGTATACTAGTTCAAATGGTAAAAGTCGAAAGATATCTAAAAGTGTGTGTGAAAAAATCATAGTATTTCTTAAAAAATGAGGTATCGTATTTGCATTATTATATTCATTTAATTTATATGAAGAGTTTTGAAAATATTTATCTTTTTGTGATAGCTTTGCTTATTGGAGCATTATTAATCAGCTATATTGACAGACCAGTTGATTCTAATTATTTACATCGTAAAAAGATTGAAGGTATGAAAAATAAGGATGATAAAGATGATAGTGATAAGAGAGGTGGTGTAGAATTATTAAACGAAGATCTTGCACAAAAAGTTTCAGATTTGGAAGATACATTGAGATATAATAAATATAAAAAGGATTATTCTGACACAGCTAGTCTTTCAAAAGATTATTTAGAATCTTTGAAACTAACATGTTTACTAGAATTAAAACATATTAATCCAAATCAAGATAGCGAAGATGAAATTATTAAAAAGTGTAAATCGTTTGCCAAAAAAATAAATGCATTCCATGAAGGTATTGAATCTATTAAAGATATTTAATTTTCAATATAATCGTTGTTTTAAAGAAAAGAGGTGTAATTCAAAAAATAATATACCGACTTATAATATAAGTAAATCCATATAAAAATGAACGAAAATTTGAAACTTCTAGCGATTGTAGTGTTAACTATTTTAGTAGGATACGCATTTTTCAATTATAAGAATTTAGAATCAACTTATGTTCAAAGTCTATCAAACAACAGTGAACTCACTGTGGAAGGTTTTGAAGATAGAGGAAACGCAGCACCTGAAGTAGCTGAAAAATTAGAAACATTAGTGAATCAAATTGATGATTCATTATTGGTAACAAAATACAGAAAAGATTATGAGAAAGCAATATTGAAAGCAGATGATTTGTTTGAATTATTAAAAATAGATTCATTGCATAAACTTGGAGCTGTTAAATATGGAGAGGATGAGAAGTTCAAAGAAATTGCAGATGAAATGGCTATGTTTCAAAATGCAAAGGCAGGATTAGGAGGAGCATTGGATTACATTGACGGGAAATAATAAAACAATAAAAATTGAACAGGATTTTCTTTTATTGACTGGTTACACTAAAAGAAAATCATAAATCTGTTTGTTTATAAATGAACGTAGTTATAAACAAGCTTGCAACGAAGTTAAATATCCCTTGTGATATAGAAAATGTAATTACTAGTTATTGTTACTTTACAAATGGATATACTGTAGACGAAATGAAACAGATAGAAACTGAAAAACAAAAACCAAGAAATAAATTTTCAAGACTTAGATTGAAATTAGAACTTTCTGAATGGTATAAGTTTAATGTATCTGTTTGTTGGTTGAGACCTACAGGTAGAGGTGTATATGGAAAAAAGAAACATTATTCTGTTTATGGGGGTGGGACACTATATGAGTCTAGATTACTTAAAGAGTATCATCTCGTAGCTAATTATATAAACGAAAAATTAACACAAGGTGAAGAAAGAAGAGAAAGAAGAAACGAATTAACAGTAAGTTAATTCGTTTTGAAATGTTTGAATTGTTATTATGGTTTATATTGTTTTTTTTTCGATCTTTTTTTAGAAACAGGAGCTGACATTTGCATATCTCTTCTCATACGTCCATCAAACTCACCTTTGGAAATGAGATCTTCTGTGTATGCTCTTCCACCCCAGTTAGAATCCATAGCACTAGGACTTTCTGGAAGTTCACGTTGTCTTTTCAACATTTCATCTAAAGGTGTTTTAGTTCCCTGGTAAAAAGATGTGGAGTCATAACTTGGAACAGATCCGATGTTATATGGTGGATCATTTCTGGTAGCATCGATAAGTTTTGTTTTAATAGGCCCTGTTTCCAAAGCCTTTTTTCCTGTAATTTCACCTTTACCACCACCTTGTGTGAAAAATGGAGAATTGTTAATACCTGCTAATTCAATATTTGCCATCATATTAAATGATTGTTGAACTGGTTGATTTGATGATGGTGGATTTCCACCATCAGGATCTAAAACGTTTTCTTGGACTTTATAAGAACAGTTTCCTTGTGTATCTTCAGTTGCTTGTAATTGCAAAACAGGACATCGAATATCGTTTTTACGTTGCCATTTTGTGAACTCTACATATTCTTCTAAATTATTTAGAACAATTGGATTGACACCTGGAACCTTTTGTTTTTTACTGTTATACAAGAAGAACTTACCATCTTTTTGAATTAATATATCAGGACAAGCAGATGCGTCTAATTTGATAGGAGAAGATTCCGGATCTTCGGAATGATCAGAATGTTCTTCACTTTTTGTTTCATCTTCAAACCCTTCTTTTGATAGTAAATACGAAGTAGATGGTTCTGTTGTAATACAATAATAGAGCCCAAGTATCAAGGCTATACTAGTAATAACCAATATATATGACATCTTCTATATATAATAATAGAGCACAAAATATTTTGTCTCGTAAATATATAGATCGTAATTATGAAATTAGGAAAAAATTCAGTGCCTAGTTCTAGTTCCAAATCTAAAGCCGGTCAATTAAAAAAAGATTTAGAAAAGGAAGGTATGTGCGTATACTTAATGATTTATGGAGAACACTGTGGGCATTGTCACAATGCTATGCCAGATTGGATAAAACTTGAAAAAATGTTAGAAAAAGATAAGATGGCAGTAGCATGGAGTATTGAAGCTGGTGCGTTAAGTTCATTTTTCAGTGGTGAATCATCTAAAATTGGAACACCAATGGTATTAGCCGTTCCTGAGTTTCGTCATATCCACGTGAATAAGGGTAACAATTCTATTAGTTCATATGATAAAAATGAAGCACCTACTTTTGAAAACTTACAAAAATGGTATCATTCAACAAAACCTAAATCTAAATCTAAAAAAGGTGGAGGATGTGGATGTAATAGTTCTTCTCCTGCACCTCAAGATTTTAAATTCCTTGGTGGAGGAAAATCCAGAAAATCTAGAAAATCCATGAAATCAAAGAAGACAAGAAAATCGAAAAAGATGAAAAAGACAAGAAAGTCGAAAAAGTCTCATTCTAGAAAGCGTAAAACACATAGAAAAACAAAGAAGGGAGGTCAAGCCTATGGTACTGATGCACATGCTCGTGAATTAGCACGTAGAAGAGAAGCGATAAAACAAGGAAAAAATGTTCTTCAAGACAGAGATGAGAGAAAATCTGGTGTAAACATGTTAACAGATTATCTGAAAAAACAAGTGAATATACCCCTTAGTGAAAGTGCACAAAGACGATATGAAAAACCTGCTTCTCCATCTTCTAAATATAGAGCCAGTCTAGCCGCACCAGAAGGTGCTGCAGTTGATGTCGAACCTGGTAGTCCAAGAGGAAGAAGTAAAACTGTAGGATTTTAAATTAGAAAGATTGTATATAGTTAATAATATGGGACCGCTAGAAAAAAGAAGAAGAACTGTAGCTGAGGCGGTACGTAAACAAGAACAATGGCGTAGAAAACAAATACGTATGTTATTTGAAACAGGACGTCCCATTTTTCCAGGATGGAAAGATAGAGTTCAATCACCTATAGTGTTTAATAGCACCGAGTTCATCTACAAATATTATAGATAATCAGGTATTTTATTATTTGTTATTGTATTGTTACAATAACAAATCACATATATCTTATTTTTTCTTTAGCTCTCTGGGCGATTCGAACGCCCGACCTTACGCTTACTAAGCGTATGCTCTAACCAACTGAGCTAAGAGAGCCTTAATATTACTATATACTATTTTTTAACTATTTGAACGAACAATATATTGTATTGTATTATATTATATTGTCTAACAAAATATATGAAATCAATAAAATCAAATAATTTCAAATCAAAACGACGAAAGAAAACTAATAATAGTAAGAAAACAAGAAAAAGAAAATCAATGAAAATTAAACATAAAGTATTTGGAAAAGTTGCAAAAACATACGAAGAAATAAAAAAGGGTCTTATGTTTCGCAAAGAAAAACTTGGAAAAAATGAAGGATTATTATTTGATACGGGTATAAACAAAATACAAAGTTTTTGGATGAAAAATACGTTTATTCCATTAGACGTATTATTCTTAAATTCAAATTTTCGTGTCATCGGGTTTGTTGAAAATACAACACCTCATTCTTTAGATCCCGTTACCATAAATAAAAAAAGTTGTTTTGTTCTTGAAGTAAATGCTGGATTTGTAAAAGAAAATAACGTAAAGAAAAATGATTATATCGATTTTCATATTACTAAGTGAAGTTGTATAGTATAGTTTAGTCTACTTGCAATGAAAGATAATCTACAAGTTGTCCTCTTCCATATACATCGATAATAGGTAAATTATAGTCATTATAATCATTATTACCAGTATTATCATTATTATTTAATCTTTCTTCTACAATATCATTTTCACGGAAATTGGCCAAATTACAATCTGCATCACATTCGAACTCACCACAACAGTCATCGATTTTGTTTATTCCCATCCAAATAGAATTAATTGGATCATTCGATACTTTCTGAACTTGTTTAAATCCAGCATCTTCGAACATTTGGGTCATATTATTTGAATAATATTCGTAAATATGTGGTTCAGTTACCTCAAAAGCCCATTTTCTGAAATTATTTACAACTAAATTGTCTCGAACCTTCGTTGGATCCAAATCAACTACTGCAAGAACGCCATTTTCATTTAACATAGACTTCATATTTTCAATAATTTTTCTACTAGGTTCATTTGGAACTTCATGTAATATAAAATTACACACAATAAGATCAAACTTCTTTTTTAATTGTAGATTTTCAGCATTTGCGTGCAAATACAAAATAGGATAATTATTATTAAGTGCTCTGTAAGAAGCAACAGAAACAAAATATGGACTTAAGTCTATTCCAACTAATCTTTCGGCTAACGGAAATGTTTTGTATAAATATTCCGTTGATATACCTACCGAACAGCCAATATCCATAATTTCCTTTTCAGGTCGTGCTTCATTCTCTAAAATATATTTTTGAATATTTCTAGAAATATTTACACGTAACCACGTTTCAGTTGTAGTAGGATCTATTCCTTTCCAATAGTTTACAGCCATACTGAGTGTAGCTGCTTCACCTTCTATTGCAGCTAACCAATTTAGATTACCGTTATCATAACCATGAAAAGGTCGTGTATAGTAAGAAGGATAGGTTACAGAACTATTCGTTTTTTGGATAAGAAGTTTATTTAGAGTATACAAATCATCCTTGTATACATTCGTAATTTTTTTCCAATTAATACCTTTATCTTCTGCGCGTTGAATAAACCAACTTCTCGCTTTATCTTTGAATGTGTTACTGAGAACATCCCATAATTTAGGAGGTGTTGCATAATTTATTGATTTCGTATTTTGTTCAACATTTATGGTTCTAGTAGGCGTAATTGATACAGGACTTCGTATAAATCCCATACACATTGGAATAAACATTAAAAGTGAAAGCATATTAATGATAATTATGCAACTTATGTTTTTATATTATTTATACGTGATTCAATATTTTATTCTGGAGATAATATAAGAGACAGACATGCAGTTTGCACAACCACCAGGAGGAGACGGAAATGATCCAAACAAACCTAACGAATTTCCGACAACACCAACCTCAAACAGAGGTAAAGGTCGTCCACGTAAAGCACCAGATGCACCAAACCAACCTAATTCAAAGCGTAATCGCTTTGCACTTGGACAGAAAAATGACGCTGATCTTCAATCTATTATAGAAGATATGGGAGATTTGAATCCCGGTGGCACTAGTGACATTATATCAGCGTTCGAATCTACTACACCTCGAGAGAATAGAGGTTTATTCCGTGAGTCCAAATCAGCTTCACCTATAAGTGGATATGGGTTTGGAGTTGGTATTGGCGAACGACAACCAATGCCACGTGTTACCAGTGATCCTAGTATAGGCGATCTAGAAGATCGCACACAACGTCTTAGTATTGTTGATGTCTCTAAATATAATACACCAGTATCAAGTCCATCATCATCAAGATCAGGATCACCACCAGGAGCCCCCCGAAAATTTCCTAATTCAAAGGGTGGTATGTCTAGAAAATCCAAAAAATCTAGAAGATCTAAGAAATCTAGAAAAACTAAAAAGTCAAAGAAGACTAAGAAGACTAAAAAATCCAAGAAGAACAGAAAGTCCAGAAAGCATAAATAAATAAGTAATTATAATAATTTTATTCACTACTAGTCTTGTGACATAGTATCTGAATCATTTTCTGTAGTATCCATATTCATTCCAGAAATATCCATAAAAGTACTTGTATTCATACTCGTATTTTCAGTTGGTTCATTCAAGACCGTATCAGTTATCATACGTTCTAATGTAGCAGTTAACAGTCTATCTGCTATAGCATTACTACTATTACTATTACTATTATTACCATTGTAGAGACCATTATTGTTGTTATTGAAAGAAGAACTTTGTCTATTTAACATTTGATTTGGATCAATTGAAAACATTGATGTTGACAATGGTATGTAACTATTCATATTAGATGATGTATTATGTGTTGCATTAGATGCTGTATTGGGTGTCGTAGATGGAAATAATCCTGGGGGTAATGGTAACGAAGATGAATTTGAAATATCATTTTGTCTATAATCGCGAATATCAAATCTACAAACAGGACATTGAACATTATTTCGGAACCAACTATTTAGATGTGTTGTATTGAAAATATGACCACAATGACGTATACGTGTAACAATTTGATTTTGAGAAAAGGGTTCCATTGTAATTGGACAATTTGTATTTATGGGATCACTAATATCTTGGAAATGTACGGATTCTGTAGCCGTTTCGATTTGTTCTGGACTTGGGAATACAGGAACATTTTCAAATCTAGACTGTAATGGAAAGGTTCCAACTTCAAACAGTAAATTACGAATATTACCATCATTATTATTCTGAGGAGGAATTGTGAAATTAACTTGAGATCCGTTCTCTCCGGCTGGATTACCAAAAACATTCAATAATTCTTGTATAGCACCAGGAAGATTATTTAGACTTGTATCACGGTTTAAAATACGCGGGTTTCTCATTCCAAATGGACTAGTTATATTATTCATAGTATTTCGTTGATTCAATGTATTGTTTGATCTTCTATTTGCATTTCGTCTATTACCATTATTGCTTTGAAATTGTTGTTGTTGTGATTGTGGTTGAGCTCGTTGTTGTGTTTGCGGTTGAGAACGATTTCGCATATTTTGACCTGGAGTAAAAAATCTTTGTTGTTCTTGTGATGGAGTGTAATTTCTATTCGTGTTTCTATTTCCAGATTGAAGACTAGAAAATAATCCATCGTTAACTCTTCTAAAGTTAGGTGCCCATCTCATAATTGATAATACTTCTGATACTTTTCTATGAATATGTGTTTGAATATTAGCTATTCTACTTTGTTCATCGTTTAACAATTGAAGTAAAGAAATATAATGTTCCAATATGCGATTATATTCACTGATCGTATCGTTCGTGTCATTACGCTGAGACTGACCCGCAAACGACATTTTTATATATTATTATATTTATTTATTAACGTTTAAACACTAATTTGGGTATATAAACATATGACACAACCAAATAAATTTACACAGTACTCTAATAGAGGATTAACTGGATTAGTAAATATGGGAAATACTTGTTTTGTTAACAGCTGTTTACAAGTTCTTTCTCATACATATGAACTTAATGATTTTTTAAATGAAAAAAAATATAGAAATCATTTAGTTCAAAAACCAGAATCCAAACTTTTAATTGAATGGGACACATTACGTGAATTAATGTGGAGCCAGAATTGTATTATTGAACCTGGAAAGTTTATTCAAAATATGCAACGAGTTGCAAAAGAAAAGAAAATGGATTTATTCACTGACTTTTCACAAAATGATGCATCTGAGTTTTTAATTTTTATTGTAGATTGTTTTCACATTGGTATTTCACGACCTGTAAATATGAACATAAAAGGGACTGCACATACGAATACTGATAGCACTGCTGTAAACGTATACAAAATGATAAAAGAAAAATATTCAAAAGACTATTCTGAAATATGGAATATGTTCTATGGAACGCATGTTTCACAAATTATTTCGTTAACATCACCATTTGAGGTATTATCACAAACCCCTGAACCATTTTTTACAATTAGTTTACCAATACCAAACAATAAAGTATATCCATCTATTTATGATTGTTTTGATAATCATGTAAAAGGTGATCATTTAACTGGAGATAACGGGTGGTTTAATGAAAAAACAAATAAAAAACAAGATGTTGTTAAAAAAATATCTTATTGGGCATTTCCAAATGTTCTATGCATCGATATTAAACGGTTTGATACATTAAACAAGAAAAAACAAACACCCGTCTCTTTTCCTCTAGAGAATCTTAATCTGTCAAAATACACAATTGGTTACAAAAAGGAATCTTATGTATATGATTTATATGGTATTATTAATCATCACGGAAATGCGTTGGGTGGACATTATACTTCATATATAAAAAATGCAAATGGTCAGTGGTATGAATTCAATGATACGCGTGTAATTAAAATGAATGATACAAACAAATTAATTACCCCCTATGCATATTGTTTATTCTACAGAAAAAAAAACAGTGTATAATATATAGCAACAATACAGATAATGAGTGCAACTGATAATAGTAAAATAATGGCTAGTCAACTAAGTAATAATAAAGCGAGTCAACAAGAAGTGATTGGTGACGTTCAAAAAGCTCTAGCAAATGCGCCAACACCACAATCAAAAACATTATTTAATAATTTTGTATCTTCCAATTCAAATCCATATGCTACCCAAGATGAAAATATTTTTACAAATCCTTTTTACATATCCATATTTTTAGTTGGACTTATTATTGTTGTAACACTTATGATTTATTTAGGCGGACCTAGTGTAAATCCCGAAACAGGTGAAAAAGAAAAAATGAATATCGTATGGAAATTACTTTTAGGAGCAGTAATTGTTGCATTGCTTATGTATGTGACACAATATATGTTATTTTACTATTTCAATATTGATATCACTGCACAAGTAAAAAATTTATTTACAAAAGATGAACCACAGATTGATATTGCTATCAATCAAGATACAAAAGATAAACCTGAACCAGCTCCTGAACCAAAACCTGAGCCGAAACCTGAACCTGAACCTTCTGGAGGTTCGAAAGAAGTATTTAATATTTCCGACAATGTATATACATACGATGATGCAAAGTTAGTTTGTAAAGCTTATGATGCAGAATTAGCAACTTATGACCAAATTGAAAGTTCGTATCGAAAAGGTGGTGAATGGTGTAATTATGGCTGGTCTGCAAATCAACTTGCGTTATTCCCTACTCAGAAATTAACATATAGTGAATTACAAAAACATAAAGGACATGAACATGATTGTGGGCGTCCTGGTATTAATGGTGGTTTTATTGACAATAAAAACGTAAGATTTGGTGTGAATTGTTATGGTGTGAAACCTGAAATAACACCCGAAGAAGAAGAACAAATGAAAAATACTACTCCTTATCCTAAAACAAAGCAGGATATTGCTATGGATATGAAATTGAAACGTTGGAAAAACAAAATAAGTGAAATTATGGTGTCTCCGTTTAATTACGAAACTTGGAGTGTTTCTGGTAGTAAGTAATAGTTAATGAATATATTGAATATAATCACTATAATCAATATATTGAATCAATAAGCGTGTCTAACCTCTGTTATTTTCTCATCTTTCTAGTTGTTTTTGTTTTTGTTTTTGTGTTTGTTTCACTAGAACGTTTTTTTCTTGTTTCTTTTTTTGGTTTTGATTTGGATAAAACGATTTTGTTCTTTAACATATTGTATATTTTATCATCAATTATCGTAGATGTATTATGAATCTTCATTGTTTCATGACTGTTTTTCATTTTGTTGACATTTGGTTTTACAACAAATAATCCTACAGGTATAGATAAGTTTGCTATTTCACCAAGTATACTTCCACTTGCACTATCTTCTAACAAATCTGATACAGAATATCCAGCCGTTTCAGGAAGTTCGTCTTTCCTTTTGTGAAATGTTGGTTGAATGTTTATTTTACTCATTATGGGAATATATAGTACACGTGGAACATTTTATTTCGTATTATATCGCTTTAGTTCCTCTACATATTTGACCTCACGATTATCTTTCAATCGTTTTACAAGTTCATTCTTGATATTTTCATCTTTAATACAACTTGTTAATACATCTTCAACATACTTAAATGTTAATGAATTTGTAACTTTTGTGTTCGCAAATTTAAGTTTACCATCTGTAATATGTATAACTGATTCTTTGTATCCTTTTCTATCTGCTTCTTCAAGTAAATTATCCGTTAATTCTTGTTTCTTATCACGCAGAGTTTTAATTTTCTCATTATATATGCGTATTTGATTATCCAGTAATACCCATTGCTGTACGTTTTCTTGAAAACTCATATTCCTAAACTATTGTTAAATTAATGTTTATATAGATATTCTATATTAAAATGTCTATATAATTACTTGAGACCGCTTAACGACGTCCACCACGGCGAGTTCCTGCACGACGGCCACCACGGCGTCCTCCACGACGAGAACCACCCCTCTTCTTTGTTTTTCTTCCCTTTCTCTTCATACTGTTGTTAAGTAAAAGAAGAGATCCAGGAACAGCAGCTTGACCTAACATACTTCCTAAAAATCCAAGACCTCCACGACGAGATCCAGCACGACGGCCACCTTTGTGAGCATATTTACCTCCACGTCGTCCACCACGACGAGATCCAGCACGACGGCCACCACGGCGTCCTCCATTTTGTCCTTCTTCTGTCGACATCTTATATACTACCTAAATATTATTTTTGCAGCCAGATTAGTTAGTTTTTAATATTACGCAAGTTGAATAATAAAAGTATAATAATAATGATCAACAAAATGAGAATGATCACTGTCACCGCTAAAAACATATAAATATATGGATTTATCGTATTAAAAATCATATTGAACACGGGTTCCAAGAATATTTTTAATTCTCTCTTAAGGTCTTCTCTTTGTAATAATTCAATACAGTGTTGAATAATTAAATTGTTTTTCACGCTGCTTTTTTTTACAGTCATCTGTTTACTTACTTATCCACCTTAAGTTGAATATTCAAAATATTAAATTATTGCGTGTATTTCGTATTTAATTTATCTATTCTACGTTTAATGGAGACATATAAGGCAGACGTTTACTTTGATTTTAATAAGCTTAAGTTATCACAACCTGTTGCATTAAGTGGTAATTCTTATTTTACTTCGTTATCATTACTAAATGGAAATCCAATATTAATTCAAACACCGCCTATATTAACGAAAAATGGATTTGTAAAAAGCGCAAAAAAGAATGTTTGTGATCTCGTATTTGATTCTGAGTGTTCAGAATGTATTCAATGGTTTGAAAATTTAGAAACAAATTGTTATCGTTTACTTCACGAACAATCAAGTAATTGGTTTCAAAATACGTTAGAACATGATGACATTGAAAATGCGTTTTCTCCGTCTTTAAAAAGTTACAAATCCGGAAAATGTCAGATATGTAGATGTAATGTTTCTTCTGATTTTAATACACAAACACCTAAAACTAAAATCTATGATGAAAATGAACTTCCTGTTTCATATGAAGACATAAATGATAAAACAAAACTAATTGTTCTTTTAGAAGTTCGAGGTATTAAGTTTACAACACGAAGTTTTCAATTAGATTTTGATATTAGACAAATGATGATTGTTGCTAAAAATGAAGAGTTAGACAAATGTCTTATTAAACGTTCTTCTGATTCAACTATACCTATTGGTATTCCTATCGGAAAGAATGGTATTCAAATGGGCGTTACAAGTAAATCCAAACAAGAAGAAGTGATTCAAGAAGATTCGAGTGATGTGGAAGAAGTATTAATTATTGAAGATGCTGTCCGTGATAACAGTGAACCCAGTGAACTCGGTAAACCTGAAAATGACATCGTTGAGGAAACCTCTAAACTAGAAGAACTTATTGAGAATAATATAGAAACCGATAAGGATATGAATATTGATTTACAGCCGTGGGATAGTTCTAAAATAGTGGGTATGGAAGATGTTATCACAGTTGATAAAGAAAATACGTCTGATAATTTGAAAGAACAAGAAATTGTGGAAAAAGAGGAAACAGATATAAAGCATACTGAAATAGAAATTGAGACAAAACCATTAGAAACAACAAACGATATTACGTCTGAAAATAGTGAAATAATAACACCTATTATACCTGAAAGCGAAACGATAGACTTAGAGTTACAAGAAATCGAAATAGCAGATCCTATCTTTGATTTATCAAAATCAGATGCAGAAGAAACGATTAAAATAAAAACTCCAAACGATGTTTATCACGAATTATATAAAAATGCAAAACAGAAGGCAAGAAAAGCTAAAGAAGAAGCATTACAGGCAATTATGGAGGCGAATAGTATAAGGAATACATATATGTTAGACGAAATAGATGAATCGGATTTATCCGATTTTGATGAAGATGACGAGGATGACGAAGAGGATGATCAAGAAGAACAATATCAAGGTGAAACATTAACTATTCATTAATTTTTTGTTGTGAATTATGAATAAGGTAAAATACCCAATACTGCAGAGTAATTGTTGCATAAAATACACGGTCTGAAATCAAGATCACGTGGATTTTCTAGCCTATAACAAATAGTACAATAAGTAGGAAATGTTTCCTGTTTGTCAAAAATAAACTTACAATATGAACATATATTCACAATATGATCAGGAAACAAATCATTGCCGCATCTAAAACAACTAAATAAAATCAGATTGCGGTAAATGTTTCTTTTGTTTACCTTTACTTGTCTACATACATACAAATACAATGTATCTTCGTCTTCGTCCCCGTTTAACAAAAGATTCTTTACTTCTTTGACAGGTAAATTTGAATATATCAATATTCTCAAATCTTGAGGTAGATCTTTAAGTCTGTTTTTAATTGACATATAATAAGTATATAAATGAATTATCGATTGTTGTGATTCTAGCTTAAACGTGCGTTTTATTATTTATTTAATACTGTAAATAAATAATATGATTGTAGTTTACTTTGTTATCGTATTTATAGTAGTTTTATTTATTTATCTACACATTCAATTTCAACTTTCCACATCTTCGGAAGAAAAAATATATGATGTTGAGTTTGGACACAATAAAAGGATTGATGATGTCCTTGATTTGAAACAACCTGTGGTTTTACATACAACTACCAATTTACATATATCTGGTGATAACAATCTTTTCATACAAGAGTCTTTTAACAGAAGGAGTATATTGCAAACATTCAAAGAAAATGAAATCTGTGTTTTAGATAATACAAGTGACGATGTAAACACTGTAGTTTCTTCTACAGTGGAATCTGCAAATGATTTATTTAATGCTGATAAAAAAGGGAATTTATTATACAGAGTCAAACAAAGAAATTATAGACAATCTAGGTAAATTTAAGTTTGGTGCGTTAACTACATACTATAAACTTTTAAAACCACCTCTTTGTAGCAATAACATATATGATATAATTTTCGGATCGGAACACGTCACAACAAGAGCTAAATATAGCATTATGTTTAGAAATTACTTTCTTGTAACTGACGGAGAAGTTGAAATTAGACTTGTTGCACCAGATAATGTTCATTTCGAAAATACAATATCTAATTATGAAACATTTGAATATGTATCGAAACACAACATATGGGATACAACTGAGACACCTAATAGCATAACAGCTGTATTGAAAAAAGGAGAATGTATGTATATTCCACCTTATTGGTTATATAGTTTTAAACTTTCAAAAAGTGCCGTTATTGTATCTTCTAGATATAACAGTTATCTTACTGAGTTGGCTACTATTCATCATAAATTAATACATTTGTTTCATAAAACATTTTCTTCATCTATACCTATTTTTCCAGATGTTCATAAGGATGTGGAAACAGAAACGGAAATAGAAATAGAAATGGAACAAGATAATAAAGATGATGACTTGGAAATAGAAGAACATGATCTCGATGATGGTATCAAAAATGAAAAAGGTATGGATTTTGAAATCGAAGAGGAGATAAACGCAGATATAGATATCGAACAGGAAATAAACTCTGAAATGTCAACTACTGACGAGATTCAACTTGAATCTTCATAGAATTGATTATTAATCTGGGAGTGAACTTGTTTAAATATATCATTCTATAAACTATAATATTCATTCTATTTTAAAATGACCACTGCACAAGGCTATGTGATGGTCATTGAGGATCGGAACTACAGTTCCTGGCAAATTAAAGATGTAGAAACGATGCTTCCTAGAAGCGATATTTGTATTAATCCTGTTGAAAATAAACTGTTTACAATGGACGTGTTTACTGTAAAACCATCCAACACTCAGTGTTGTGTATACAAATCAGAAGATACAGCCTGTGAAAAAAGTGAGCCTCAAATTGAAATACAAAAATCAGCTGTTCGATTAAATCATAATATTTCAGGTGTACTTATTCTCAAAAATCAAAGAACATTCGGTAGGTACGAAAACGGAAAACTTATGTATAAATGCATACCAGATGACAAAAGAATACCTGTATTCTTAATCCCCTACGAACTCAAACACATTGGATTTGATAAAGTATTGACAAACTTATACGTAACGTTTCATTTTGTAGAATGGAAGGGAAAACATCCGGTTGGAAAAATTACCGCTACCATTGGAAGAGTAGATTCACTTGATAATTACTACGAATACCAACTTTATTGCAAAAGTTTAAATGCATCTATTCACAAGTTCACCAAAGTAACAAAGGATTCCGTAAAAGAAATGAATGGTGAAGAACAAATTATGAAAGATATTTACGAAAAACACAATGCGATGCACGAAGTTATTGAAGATAGAACAGATTTGTATGTTTATTCTATTGATCCATCAACAAGCACAGATTTTGATGATGCAGTAAGTCATACACTTGTTTATAATTCTAATTTGGGTAAAGTAATAAATAAGCTGAGTATTTACATATCTAATGTGAGTTTGTTACTTGATCATTTACATATATGGGAATCCTTCTCTAGACGTGTATCAACTATTTACTTACCAGATAGAAAAAGACCTATGCTTCCTACAATCTTATCTGACGGATTATGCAGTTTAATCGAGAATAAGACTAGGTTTGCATTTACACTTGATCTCCACATTGATAACGGAAAAATTATTGATTTTAAGTTTGTCAATACGAAAATTATGGTTGTGAAAAATTTTCGATATGAAGAAAAATGTTTACTTGAAAATGAAAAATATACTACACTCGTAGATCTACTTAAAAGTATGATTCCACATAACAAATATCTGTCACGTATAAGGAATAGTCATGATGTTGTAGCATTTATGATGGTTTTAATGAACCATCACACTGCAAAATTTATGTATGATTTGAAAAAAGGGGTATTTCGAAATGTAATTCTAAACTCAAATGCAATTAAAAAAGAAATGCCTGAAAGTCTAAATCAAGAAGTAGCATTGTTCTTCAAGATGTGGAATGGTGGATCTGCACAGTATATAGACATAGAAGATGTGAAAGAAACTACACATTTACGTCACGATATGTTAGAAATAGATGCATATTTACAAATTACTTCTCCTATCAGAAGACTTGTTGATCTTTTGAACTTAATATGTATTCAAAAAACATTACGTATGGTAACATTAACAGAAAAATCAGATTCTTTCTATAAAGAATGGATTGGGCAAATGGAGTATATTAATTCAAGTATGAGATCTATTCGAAAAGTGCAAAATGATTGCGATCTTATCACTCTTGTAACAAAAGATCCAAATACATTAAAAAATCCACATGAAGGATACGTATTCGATAAAATGAATAGAAACGGTATTTGGCAATACACCGTTTATATTCCAGACATAAAACTGGTATCCAAACTAACTACAATGCATTCACTTGAAAACTTTGAAAAAACTATGTTTCAATTACATCTATTTCAAGATGAAGATAGTGTAAAACGAAAAGTTCGGTTATCTGTTATTGAATATGATTCAGATATTGAAGTTCAAATCGAAACTTAGACATCAACAACACGTAAACATTAAATCTTTGATATATGAATATTTTTTTGGTCTAAAAAATAAGGAACTAATTCATCATTTTTATAATCTTCAATATATTTAATTTCTTTTACACCACAAGCTATAAGTAATCGAGTGCATATCAGACACGGATAATGTGTGATATATGCTGTGCTTCCATCACTAGATACTCCTCTTTTTGCACAGTCGCAAATAGCATTTTGTTCCGCATGGATTGTTGCTTGTTCGTGACCATCACGAACAATACTTGTATGAGGACAACCAGGTAAAAATCCATTATACCCTTGACTGATTATGCGATTATCTTTAACTAACAAACATCCAACATTCAAACGTTTACATGCTGATCTCTTAGATGTAACTCGCACAATTTCTTTAAAATATTCATTCCAATCAGGACGTTCCATATCGTATTATTATAACTTTATATTTTTTTACTTTCGTTAACTATATCTACATAAGGATCAAATCGTAGATGAACTGCATCTTCTAAATATTTTCTGGTTTTGTAACTCATTGATTTTTCTTTTTGGATAATAAGTTTTCCTATTTTTGCATAATCGTCTTCCCATCCTTCTCTAATACGATGCTTGTAAATCGTAAGTAATCCTGTAAATTCACTAAATTGTAATTCATAGTATCTTTTTTTAACATGTATGTAATAAAAGTGTTTCTGTAACCAATAATAAACGTGTGGTTTTACATCTAATTGTGGCATTCTATTAAAAGGAAGATTATAGTAAAATGGCCCCGGTTTAAATCTAGTGTATATCCATTGACCACACAATCCTGTTTGATTAACAAAATCCAACAAGATTGATTTATACTCATGAAGAAATGGAACTTCGTTTTTCATATAATCGTATGTGATATAACTACCTATTTCATATTGTAAGTCAGTGGGAAGTTGTTGCCATATTTCCATTAATTAATATATCTTGTATTATGTACTTATTATACAATTTATTCGAAGATATACTTATATTACAATCCTATTGACTTAAAAATATGTATGAATTAATACAATGGACGAGCTCACAGGATTAAATCGTATAGACACTGATAAATTTTACACAAAACCAACGATTGTTAATAAGTGTATTGATTATGTAAAATCCAATATAACTATAAATGCAGATGATCTAATTGTTGAACCAAGTAGTGGAGGTGGTGCATTTTTAGATTCCCTATTAGATTTTGAATGTTCTCATAAATTCTACGACACTTCTCCCGAAGACGAGAGAATAGAAAAAAAGAATTATCTGATACTTGATATATCAGGATTCAAAGAATCTTTTCATAAAATACATGTTATTGGAAATCCACCATTTGGAAGACAAACAACATTAGCAAAAAAGTTTATTAAAAAATCCGCATCTTTTTGCGACACAATTTCATTTATTTTACCCCGAAGTTTTAAAAAAGAAAGTATGATAAAATCATTTCCAAAAAGATTTCATCTTGTTTTTGAAACAGACTTACCTGAAAGTTCGTTTACTATTGAAAATAAAGATCATAATGTATCTTGTGTTTTTCAAATATGGGAAAAACGTGATTATGATAGAAATATACCGGATCCTGTAGAACCATGTGGATACAAGTTTGTTTCGAAATCACAAGAACCACACTTGTCTTTCCGTAGAGTAGGTGTCTATGCTGGAAAAGTTGATACATTTATACACGATAAAAGCATTCAATCACATTATTTTATTCGCAGTACAGGTAATGATATCACAAATGAACAAGTTAATAAATTAAATAATATCATATATCCTTGCGCAGAGCATACAGTGGGGCCGAAATCTATTTCAAAACGAGAATTAATAATAGAGTTTAATAAGATTTTTAGCAATACTATTTAAAATTAATTCTTATGTTATTCAAATGACACCTTCTTATTTGTTAGCTTTAGTTATAAATGATTTACTCATAGGACTAAATAATGGTATTAATTCATTATTTTTTTGGTATTTTCGCATGATGTATAAAATATTTCCAATAAAAACAGTAGAAGATGCATTTCAAAATGTAAAAAATAAGAAGATTTACGATGCTGATGGTAAATTACAATCGAATATGAATTGTATTGAAGTAAATACAACTACGCTTTCCAAACAACATTACACAGAAGTATATGATTCTATCAAACAAACAATGAAAGACTCAGATTTTTTGAAAAGATTTGAAATAACAGAAGAAAGTATTTATAATCATACAAATAATGTTATTCATGTTAGTTTATTTGACGATAAAATTATTGTGAAGTTCAATCATTACTATATTTCTGGAAAACTTGCTTTTACTATTATGTCAAACATCTTAACAGATAAAGACAAGTTAAATAAATCTGTAACGTTTCTTGATTCAAACCCTTTACTTGGATTTTTCACTGTCCCCAAATACATTTATTATTTGTCTTGTATGAAAAAGAAGTTTCATAATGTCCGACCTCGAGAAGAAATGAATACGCATTTTATTTCAGAACCATTAGTAACAACTAAAAAAAAACGATTCGCTGCATACTTACAAATTTTAGAATCTGCATTTGCATTTCTAAATAAACATAATTCAAAAGTTCTTGCACCACCTATGAAAGTGGGGTTGACCTTAGGATTTAACGAACTTGATTATATGTATAATAATGTTGGACTCATTTTGTTCGATTATGAACACATGGATACTGTCGACGATATAGAACGAAAAATTAAGGAAAACATGTATCAAGCATATGCATCGAATTTTTTACTTCAAGTTCCATTTTCTTCTTGTTTAGGTTTTGAAATGCGTAATTATGTAGATTGTATTTTATCCAGTATGTATATCCATAGTGACAAAAATATAGAAGTTGCGTGGTATACCGCAAATAGTCCAGTTGAAAAACTGTATATTGGTAGTTTAACATTAATGCGTTCAAATGGTGACGCAGAATTAAATACATCCTATAGCACTGTATCCATGCAATGTAATCTGGGGTAATTTTTATTTATTTTCTTATTATTCTTATTCTTATTCTTCTCATTTTCCATTAACTATTGTGGTGTAGTGGTAACATCGTCGCCTTCCAAGCGACTGCCTCGGGTTCGATTCCCGACAGTAGTAAAAAAAAATAAATAAATGTTATGGTAATATATATGCCGTTGCAATATAAAAACAAGAAAGGTAAAAAAAATATAAAAAGCAAGAAAAATACGAATACAAAGCCAACCTCAAAAAAAAATAAAAGAAAGAGGGGTTCAAGAACCCGTAAAAAATGCAAGGGGGGTAAGAGTCGCAAAGGTCGCAAGGGTCGCAAAAGTCGCAGATATATACAAAAAGGTGGAAATGAAGATATTACTTGTTATCCAGGATCTATGAACTTTCCAAAAGTGTTATGTGATGGTATGGAAGAAAAAATGCCACCAAATATTCATTCAGCAAAAATTATTCATCCATCACAAACCCAAGAAATAGGTTCATTATCTTCACTTGATAAGAGAGATCTTTTGCCATTTGAACCTGAACAAGGTGGTACCGTGAAAGATAGCTCCTATATGTAAACATAAATAATTCAATAAAATTGATTAAACATACCAGTTTATTATATACAAATAATTAACAACAAGCTAGATAAGTATATAATGAACTACGAATTCAGAATCTACGATTTTCATCTATTTAATCGTCAAGAAGAACAAACAGTAACGAATCATATCAATAATGCAGATGATAAATATGATCCTATGGAATATGAAGAAAGATTAAATAATGACTTTTACAAAAAAACAAGACATACAAACGTATTTACTATTCAAATGTTTGGAAAGAACACAGAAGGACAATCTTGTTCTATTGTAGTTCCAGATTACAAACCATTCTTTTACATTAAAGTTCATGATACTTGGGGTAATACGGAAAGAACAATGTTTCTTGATCACTTGAAAAAACAAGTTGGAAAATATCACGAAAAAAGTATTGTAGAATGTAAAATCGTAAAACATAAAAAATTATATGAGTTTGATGGTGGTAAAAAGCATACCTTTATTATGATCAGTTTTGAAAATCTACAAGTATTCAATAAAGTCAAAAATCTATGGTATCATCCAGATAGAACTTTGATTAAAACAGGATACAATGTCCCATTTGGTGGATCAGACATCAACAGAACAAAAACTGAAATATATGAATCTTTTATTCCACCACTTCTTCGATTCTTTCATATTCTCGATATTAGTCCTTCTGGATGGCTTGGTTTACCTAAGACAAAAACTTCCGTTAGCACAAACAAAGAAACTACGTGTTGTGATTTTGAGTTTGAAATATTATTCAAAGATATTATTCCCCTCAGTGAAAAGGAGGACAGAATACCATTGAAAATAATGAGTTTTGATATTGAGGCTTCTAGTAGCCATGGTGACTTTCCTGTCCCTATAAAAACATACAAGAAACTAGCTACCAATATTGTTGACCTTTATTCAGATGTTGTTGATAAACATAATATGTCTGGAAACGAACTTATTCAAATGAGTATTCTAAAAGCTTTTGGAAACCTAATGAAAAAGGATACGAAAAATACACATCTATTCGATCTAGTCGACACAATTTATCCAAAAAAGAAACCTACTAGAAAATCTCTTCTTGAAAAAATAGAAAGGGTTTTGCAACATGAAGTTGAAGATGCAGATAATATCAATATTCAAAATATTATTGGTATTGAATCTATGTTTGAAAAATTAGGAGGTAATGACGGTGAGCCTGAAAATGATTTCAGTAACTTTACATATAAAGGCGAACAAGACGATAATGATGATTGGGGTGACGATGATGATAGTGATGAAAATAGTGTATCTAGTAATAGTAGTGTAAAAAGAATTAATACAACAAATACAAAATCTAAATCTAAACCAACTAAAAAGAAAACGAATACAAAGACATTGGAAAATATTCTATCTCAAAACAAAAATGATGTGTCAAGAGAGGTCAAAATAATTAATCTAGTAGAAGTTCTTGGTAAATATCTACCTCCAGTGGAAGGCGACAAGGTAACATTTATTGGATCTACTTTCCTTACTTATGGTGAAAAGAAACCATATTACAATCATTGTGTTGTTCTAGATACTTGTGAGGATCTTGGAATCGAGAACACAGATATTGAATGCTATGAAACTGAAAAAGAAATTATTATGGCTTGGAATGAAGTTGTAAAACGTGAAGATCCTGATATTATTATCGGTTATAACATATTTGGTTTTGATTACAACTTTATGTTCTTGCGTGCAAAAGAAAACGGATGTGATGGAGAGTTTTTAAATATGTCAAAAATCAATGACCATAAATGCGGTTCATATGATTCAAAAACTGGATGGGGTATTGAAAAAAGTAGTATCACTATTGCCAGTGGAACACATGATTTAACCTACATCAAAATGCCAGGACGTATCCAGCTTGATTTATATAATCACTTTCGCAGAGAAGAAAATCTAGTATCCTACAAACTAGATTACGTTGCCGGTCATTTCATTGGTGATTACATTTCAGATATTCAATATGATGATAATGAAGAAAAATCTGTTATTACAACAAAAAATATGATTGGATTACTAGTAGGCAGTTATGTGCATTTTGAAGAAATTGGACATTCTACAGACTATTATGACGGTGGTGCAAAGTTCAAAGTAACAGACATTGATTTAACTAACAAAACATTTACTCTTGACAGTAAAGTAACACCGGATATGTCCAAGAAAGTTCGTTGGGCTCTAGCTAAGGACGATGTTACACCAAAAGACATTTTCAACTTAACACGTGGTGATGCAAAAGATCGTGCTATTGTCGCAAAATACTGTATTCAGGATTGTAACTTGGTTCAATATTTACTGAACAAGGTGGATGCTATCACCGGTCTTATTGAGATGGCAAATATTTGTAGAGTTCCTATAAATTTCCTTATTCTAAGAGGTCAGGGAATCAAACTCACAAGTTACGTAGCCAAAAAATGTAGAGAAAAGGATACTCTAATCCCTGATATTGAGAAAAAGGTCAATGATGATGGTTACGAAGGTGCAATCGTTCTTGATCCAAAATGTGATTTATATCTAGATAATCCAGTTGCGTGTGTTGATTATGCATCTCTGTATCCTTCTTCTATGATCAGTGAAAATTTGTCACACGACAGTAAAGTTTGGACAAAGGAATATAATTTAGTTGGACAACTTGTAAACGTAACAGGTGAGATGAATGAAAACAAGGAGTTTGTGTATGACAATATCCCCGGATTTAAATATGTAGATGTTACTTATGATACATATAAATACGTTCGAAAAACACCAACTGCCGCTGCTGTAAAAGTAAAAAAGGGATTTAAAACGTGTAGATTTGCACAATTTCCAGAAGGAAGAGCTATTATGCCATCTATTCTAGAAGAACTTTTAAAGGCTCGTAAATCAACAAGAAAACTTATCCCGAGTCAAACTGATGATTTTATGAAAAATGTTTTGGATAAACGTCAACTTGCCTACAAACTTACAGCTAACTCACTTTATGGTCAATGTGGTGCTCGCACCAGCACCTTTTATGAAAAAGATATTGCAGCATCAACTACTGCAACTGGACGTAAGTTGTTAACATATGCAAAACGAATTATTGAAGAAGTGTATGGAGACACTGTAATGAAAACCGAAAAATACGGTGACGTCAAGTCAAAAGCAGAATATGTTTATGGTGATACGGATTCTGTATTCTTCACATTCAACTTGGAAGAATTGGATGGAACACCTATTCGAGGAAAGAAAGCTCTTGAAATTACTATTGAACTTGCAAAACAGGCCGGTGAAACTGCATCTAAGTTTTTGAAAAAACCACACGATTTAGAGTATGAAAAAACATTTATGCCCTTCTGTTTATTGTCCAAGAAGAGGTATGTAGGAATGTTGTATGAAGAAGACCCGAACAAGGGTAAGAGAAAGGAGATGGGAATTGTATTGAAACGAAGAGATAATGCACCTATTGTAAAAGAAGTATATGGTGGAATCATCGATATATTGATGAAAGAAAGAGACATCCAAAAAGCAGTGGAGTTCCTGAAACAGTGTTTGCAGAATCTATTAGAAGAAAGTTATCCGATGGATAAACTGATCATTTCCAAATCGATTCGTTCGGATTACAAGAACCCAAAACAAATCGCACACAAAGTATTGGCAGATCGAATGACAGCAAGAGATCCAGGTAACAAACCAGCATCTGGAGATCGTATTCCATATGTATACATTCACAATCCAGCGAGAGGAGCATTACAAGGTGATAAGATAGAAACACCTACATTCATCATTGAAAACAAACTGAAAATCGACTACGCATTCTACATAACAAATCAGGTAATGAAACCAGTGCAACAAGTATTTGCACTTGTGCTCGAGAAAATATGGAAAATGCAAAACAAACTTTCAAAAATAAACAAGTTTAAATCTGAGGTAAAGACCTTGAGAGGTAACGTAGAACCCGAAAAGTTTAATGACAAACTTGACCAACTCAAAAATAAAGAAATAAAACTACTTTTGTTTGATCATTACATCAATAAAGCAAACAATCAAAAACAAGGAATGAAAGAAATCGACTCATTCTTTACAAGAAAACCTATTGTATAATCTTCTTTAAGTTCATTTTCAATTAAATTATTTTTTTCTTGTGTTATCCAATATAAACATATCAACTTGATCTGATCTGCAATGACGGATATAAAGGTGATGGCGAGAATCAAGCCTCATTTTAAAAAAAGTGAAGGCGTAAGCTGTGTTAAAGTTGGAAATGGAGATGATGATAATAGTGTAGAAGTGAAACAAAATAAATCAGCTTATTGTGGAAAATACAACGTAAAACACAAATACGATTTTGATAAAGTTTTTACTGATACGGACAGTAACAATGACTTATACACTTCTCTCAGTATTGAAATATTAAAGGCCTTAATTCAAGACTCTAAAGATGTTACTTTTTATATGTATGGACAGACAGGGTCTGGAAAAACGCATACAATTTTAGGAAATGATAGTGAATATGGGTTTCTCTACCTTTTTTTGAAGGACGTGATACATATAAATTATGACGCAACCGTAAGTGTTGTTGAGATATATAATAACAAGTGTTACGATATTCTAAACAACAAGAATTTAGTGCACCAGAGAGAAGATTACTCAAGAAAGTTTATTATCGGTTCCATTGAAACCAAAAAAATAAAAACAGATACCGATATATCTGATCTGAAAAAAATTATTGTAGAATGTCGTAAAACTGGTGAATCTAGTGAAAATGATCGATCTTCTAGATCTCATCTTCAAATATGTATCCATATGAACAATCAAATGTTTCGACTTCTTGATTTAGCAGGATGTGAAAAAGCCAAAGATTCGATTTGTTCAACTAAAGATGAATATAAAGAAAATGGTGGAATTAATCAAAGTTTATTCGCTCTAAAAGAATGTATTCGAAGTTTAGTTGAAAATAAACCACATATTCCATTTCGAAGATGTGAATTAACAAAAATGCTTCGTCATACTTTTCAATCTAAATGTAAAACGCTTATTATGTCTACTATTTCTCAAGACGGTTATAATGCAAACACTACAACTGATGTATTGAATTATGTATGTGAAATGAAAAATATTAAACGTGTTGTTAGTCGTAGACTTGAATCTGTGAAAAATAGACCGATGATACGTCCTACCGTAGAAAACTTTTTTAATGCATCTGGTAGTCCAAGATATAAATCAATATTTTCAAATAAGAATCAATTAACAAAACTAAATGAAATGGAAAACAATTTATTAGATGAAATGGTGAAAAATAAATCTACACAAGAACACTATGATAATTATATGAATGTTCTTGACGATAAAAAACGTATTTTTGATTCTTATTTGTTTCAAGAAAATAAGATCATATCTAAACCCAACCCTAAAATCATACAATCAAAATCAAACTCAAACTTAACGAAACAATCAAAAATAAAAAGAAAATCACGTCCATCTGTACCTCGTCTTAGCCATATTCCTGCAGCCCGTAGTAAATCTGCACCTATGTCAAATAGTCAAAGGGAGAAGGGATGGAAACTATAATCTAATATATGAAATAAAATAGAAATATATCATATAACTAAACTATATGCTATATTTTTATTGTACCATTGCGATAACTTATATGATAAATACAAGTGCCTACAATTATTTGCCCCATATCAAACGTATGTTTAAAAAAGTAGTATTTCCAGTTAAATATAATGTTCCTGATCTAAAAGCAGAAGATTTTCCTCTTCCACCATTTCCAAATACTTGGTATCCTGTTTGTTTTGAAAAAGATATTAAAAAGGGAAAAACGTATCCTTTTCGAATAGCAGGACAGGATATCATTTTATTTAGAAATGAAAATAATAGTATACGTGGTGTTGATCGTTTTTGTAAACACAATGGTGTGGATTTAACTTATGGAAAGATAAATGATAAATGTATCGTTTGTCCATTTCATAAAAAGAAAATGTTTGGAGATCTTCCAATTGATGTTACCAATGGACTCGTATTTTTATGGAATGGATCTGTAAATGATAAAAAACAACCACCGTTTACTATGAAACAATTAATACACGACTGTGATGTAGAAAATATTGAACCTGTTCGTAATTTTCAATTCAAAACTAAATTGGGTGGACATATGGTAGATCATACTGAACAGTTATTTGATTTTAAACACGCAATTCATATTCATGGACAAGATATAACTACAAACAAGTGGAATATATTAGACAACAATCATTCATATAAAGTCACATTCGATTCTTGGGAGTTTAAATCTTCAATGTTCACTATTGTCACCCCTACGGTATGGATTCTTCAATTTATACCAGATTGTCCAACATTCATATTTTTCTATGTTACTGATGTAGGAAAAATAGAAGCTGTATTTACACCTGCAAAAACACCTAACATGAAACTAAAACATTTTATTCAATCATTTATTATTTCACTTTACACATTTATTGATGGTAGTGACGAATCTGCATATTTAACTACAAAAAATCATCATAAGCGTAATCTAGATTCAAGTGAACATAAAATGGTAGCTTTTCGTGAATGGTTTAAAAATGTTTACTATGATGAAAATATATAGATATTTCGTATTTCAAGATTAAGATATTGAAATATCATCGACAGAAACATTCATTGATTCTTCCATACTGTTTACCTTTGTATTCAATGACTGAATTGTACCTATCAAATCTTTTACCTGAGTTTCCAATACCATTATTCTGTTTTCATATTCAGTAATAACGGTATCTTTTTTATTATTTTCAATCGATTGTATTGTTAATTCATTATTACTTGCAATTAACTCATTTCCACCTGCATTATAAATTGGTATGGGTGCTCGAATCTCACTTAATGGTGTACTATTCTCTTTCATATCAATAGGTATTGGAAGAGCTGCATCAAATGTAATATGAGAACCAACTATTTTATTTTCAAGATTAATTGTTTCATTTTGGTTTGAAATAGGTATGGGTATAGATACGGATACACTATCTGCACTTTTACTTGTCTCTTCTTTTGTTTCGTTCTCTTTTTTGTCTAAGTTCAACCATTTCATTGTTTCTTCATTCGTCATTGCAGTCTTTGCACTTTCTATTATTTGACTTTCTTGTGTATTTCGCATCATTTGTTTTTCAGAAACTGCATTCTCTAACTCTTCTGCACCAATAATATCCTCTTCCTTCTTCTCTGAAAACTCAACATTCTTAGGTGCGTCATTTTGACGATACTGATTAAAATCATTTTGCATTCTTTCATATTTTGATTCAAACTCTGCCATCCGAACATTTTTAATCTCTTCAATTGTAATCACATCATTTTTATCTAGATTTGAATTATTGTCTATACTCAACTTTTTTGGAAGGAACTCAGATTGTGTTTGTTGAGGTATTTGTGATTGTGATTGTGATTGTGATTGTGATTGTGTAATTCCTTGTATTGGTGTTACATTCATTGTATTTTGTTGTCTTATTGACTGAGACTGAACTTGAGGTTGAGCTTGAAAACTACGTATAAAATCTGCAATAAACATTTTATTCATTGACATTAATGTATCCTGCGTATTAGAAACATTCTTCTCAACAAATGTTTTAACAAAATTAATATAATATTCACGTAATCGTTTCATATTTTCTTCTGTTGTTGTGCTTTTTTGAAATACATGGTTTTTTATTATGATATTCCATAACATTTCTATATTTGATGATTCTACAAATGTTGTCATTGTCTTATTTGATGATATCCGTTCTAGAACGCTCATGCTATCTAACTAAATATCGTATATATTGTGATATATATATGATACTGGCAAATATTTATATATATTTATGTTTATTTGGTATATTTTACAACGATTCATTAAAAAATACTTTTCTAAACTTCGACATCCTCTCTGTCTGATATCTTATTATTCTTAAACCATTCTTCATCGTGTTTATCTTCCAATAATGCGGTGATAAAATACAATGAATAAACACCACATTCTGTATCCTTCATTTGATGTTCATTTGGGTAACTCGAATCTAATTTAAAATCAATAGGTGGGTTCAGTTTTTTACCTTGAAGCTTAACTTTTTCCATAAATTTTTGAATCTGGGGCTTGGGTTTCTTACCTACACTATCAAAATAAAACACACTCTTCTTTGGTATATTAATAAAGAGAGAAACCCAATGTGCACCACCTTTATAATGAGGATCTGTGTTAAAAATAATACCTATCTTCTTATTTTTCTTCTTATTTACCTCATCACTCAAATTAAAATTACATAATTCATCCCATACACATTCACCATACATTTTATGAAAATCATAATCGATAGGTGATGGACCAATAAAATTAAAACACTTATATCGCTTCTCATACTGTTTCATAACAGCAATAATATCCGTGCTCGACAACCATTCATTAGGATTCTTTTGCCATTTCTTTGGTGCTTCAGGTGCAAAAGCTTTTTTTAACTCTCCTGTCATTTCTTTCTCAGAAAAACCTTGTTTTAACCAACATGATTCACGATCACAAGTATGTTGCATTTTATTTTTTAATGCTTCCCAGGTTTCTTTACTATCTGACGACTTTTCAATCATATCATCTGAATGACGTCTATTCCAAAGAACACGTAACTTTTCTAAGGATTCATCGCTTATGCACGTAAACTGTTTTTCGTTACCTTCTGGACTACAACTCAACTTTTTTAATGTTTTATTCTTTGAATTGATCACAGCCTTTGTTTTTTTCGCCTTTTTAGTCTTTTTTGCCTTCGTATTATTTGCTGTTCTCGTTGTTGCTCCTCCTTTTGATAATACCAACATATGTTTCTTTGTCTTCTTGGTTTTCTTACTCTTTTTGATCCTCTTTGACTTTCTCGTTAAGTTCTTTTTCTTGTGTCTCTGTTTCTTCTCTCTATTCTTTCTTGTTCTCTTACCTCCCATAATATCTTCTGAACGGGGTTCAAATGATACATTGTTTCTGTTTCTTCTTGTAAGACTTGTAAAACACCTACCAAGTTTATCACAGATTTTCCCAAACGTGCTTTCTGGTCTAGCAGGTTGTTGTCTCAATATCGAACGAGGCATACCAAATACAACATCATCGTCATCAAATGAATTATTCCCACTGCTCTCAAAACTTTGTCCTCTTGCACTATTTGCACTATAAAATGCAGTGCTTCCAGATTCTTCACTTCCAACATCGCTACCACTGTCGATACCACTATCACTATCACTATCATTTACTTTACCACCATCAGTTACACTTAAGATATTGTTTATATCGCCCTTAGTGAAATAACTACCATCCAGGTCTGTAGTTTCAATAAGATTCATCATTTCGTCCTTTAGAATATCAAGCGCAGCCATGAAACTTAGATCTCTATTATTAAGTTTGTTCATAGGAAAAAGATCATTTATTAATAAATTAAAATATGATTTGATTGCATTTATTGTCTGTTTTTTACTATTATCACTTACATGATCTATTTCCATTATAACACTATTTGCTCGTTTAGACGATATATTTGTAACGCTCTTCGTAACAATTTGGTCAATAATTTTCCAATTTGGGTTCTTTTTAATATCATCTTTAAATTTTTCTTGTGGACCCAGTAAAGATTCTTGTAAAGGATTACTTGCTCGATAAGCTTCTATTTGATCGTGAAGTTTGAAAACATGATTCTCATGCTCCGAAAAATAATCCATAATCCCATTTTTTATTTCTGGGGGTACTTTTTCGGCTAATCTAGATGACATACTATTCATATCTATACTATATTATGCAAATACTTATTTTTTTTCTTGATGAATAAATCTAGATATGTCCATCCATATCCATATTCATCAAGAAAACAACATATTCTCAATCATTCTGTTTCCATTGTCTACAATTTGTCTTTTTAATTTCCTGACGCGAACAATTATTGAACACACCTTGACACATACTTGTTGGATTCACATTCTTAATGGCAAATTCTTGTTCCTTAAATAACATTGCGTGTGTTTGTTTGTTTGTATGGTCTGGAAGAGTAAATGATTTCAATGTATACAAATCACTTCCACTATCAGGAACATAAGTTGCCTGAGAACATTTTTGTAACGCATAATTTATATTGCGTAACTCCGATTCAGCATCCACTGATGCCATATATCCATTAAATGGTGCATTTCTATTTGCTGGGTAAAATACCTCAGATGGTTTATATACAGGTGTTTCATGAAGAGGAACAGTGCTTTCCAACTCGGGCGATTCAATCATAAGTTTTGTTTGTCTTGTTGGTAAGGATCTAGTTTGATATAATGGTTGTAATGGCGCAGAAGGATAGTCGCGTGCGTTAATTCTACTGTTTGTTGCATCATTTATTAAAGACGATGTAAGTGATTTATCCATACTCGTATTCAGTTAGTTTGTCGTATATACATATACTAAATACTTTAATATCCGCCAATTAATTTAATAAATTAATCACATATTGTAATGATATTAAAGATAGCTACTGCAGTATATAAGCGTGTTCTACTATGTGTGGCATTTTTTGCATACTTAACAATAAAGGAACAACATTCACAAATGACTTTGTTAAATCACAATTTGATATGGGACAACCAAGAGGTCCCGAGTCTTCTAAATTAAAGTTTGACCAGGAGACAACTGTTGGATTTCATCGTCTAGCTATTAATGGTCTTGATTCAGAATCAGATCAACCTATATGTATCGATGAAGTAAAAGTTATTTGTAATGGTGAAATATATAATTATCAAGACCTATATGCTCTTATGGGTATCAAACCAGAAACTAACTCTGACTGTGAAGTAATTATACATTTGTATAAAAGATACGGAATAGAACAAACACTTAATATGCTCGATGGTGTGTTTTCATTTATACTATTTGATGAATCTGGAAGAAATGAAACACTGTGCTATGTCGCTAGAGATCCATATGGTGTGCGACCATTATATGCTCTTTCTCATTTTCCAAATAGTCATCAACCTATTGGAACCCCAACACGAAAATCAGATTCTCATATGTCTGTCTGTGTTATGCCGTCATTCCTTGGATTTGCATCAGAATTAAAATCATTGATTGGATTCAAAAAACGACTTATTGACTTTCAAGTTACTCCTTTTGAACCAGGAACTTACTCTAAATATACTAAGTCGCAAAACGATTATCCTACCAGATGGCAAGAAGAATATGAAAATGTTAAATACACAGTTCCATCTATTCATAGCACCATAACATCTCCCTCAGATGATATGAAATACAAATATGAACGATACGTCGGAGATATTCAAATCTATCTATACAATGCTGTTCTAAAAAGAGTTTGTGTAACCGATAGACCTGTCGCTTGTCTCCTTTCAGGAGGATTAGATAGTAGTTTAATCACTGCTCTTGTCAACGAAATCAGAAAAGATGTTCTGAAATTAGATACACCTCTTGAAACATACAGTATTGGACTTAAAGGTGCATCTGATCTCGCTTACGCTAAACTCGTTTCCGACTACCTAGGAACAAACCATACTGAAGTTATCATTACTGAAAATGATTATTTGAATGCCATCCCCGAAGTTATTAAAAACATTGAAAGTTATGATACAACAACCGTGCGTGCATCCATTGGCAATTATCTTATTGGAAAATACATTTCTAAACACAGTGAGGCCAAAGTTATATTCAATGGTGATGGATCGGATGAATTGTGTGGTGGTTATCTCTATATGCACGCTTGCAAAGATCCAATTGAGTTTGATGCAGAATCAAGAAGACTTCTTAAAAACATTCATTGTTTTGATGTATTGCGTTCTGATAAATGTATATCAAGTCACGGACTTGAACCAAGAACGCCTTTCTTGGATAGAACTTGGGTAAATATGTATTTGAATATTCATCCAGAAACAAGATGTCACGGTATTAAAAATGAATGTGAAAAACATCTTCTCCGTTACAGCTTTTCTAAGGAAAAATACGCTGATTATACAGGAAAACCACTTCTTCCAGATGAAATCCTTTGGAGAACAAAGGAAGCATTCAGTGATGGCGTATCTGCAACCACAAGATCTGGTTTTGAAATTATACAAGAATATCTTGATAATAGACCAAGTGTTAAGTTGTTTGTATCAGATGTAGATTGGGATACGATTACACATAATGTTCCAACCACAATTGAGCAAAAGTTTTATCGTGCATTATTTGAAAAATATTATCCTCGTTGTGGAAATGTTATACCTTACTTTTGGATGCCAAAGTATATCGAATCAAAGGATTCAAGCGCACGAACACTTTCTATTTACAAATCCATTAACAGTGCTGCCCAACACGAAGAATCTGTGAAATCTGTGGAAAGATGTATTTAATATTAAAATCTCGTTTATTTATATACAGATATACGGATATGAAAGATCAAGACGTTCTTACCAAAATACCTAAAAATTTATATGAAACAAATTATTACTTTTTTACTATTCTTACAGGTATTGTGTTTATTTTGTATGTAATAAGTGCAATTGGGTTGTCAAGAAGTGCACCAGAATATTTATCTACACTTCAATCGATTGCACAATTATATATAGGTATTTTCCTAATTTGGAGATTTAATCCATTCGTTAAAAAGGCCAAGTTTAGTGATTTGGATAGAAAGGTTGCTTATTCTGCTGGATTGTTCATTATTAGTACAACAATTGTTAAATCCATTGTTCATATTATTACACCTTACTTTAGAAAACAATTTGAAGATAAATTACCGTCTATTCTTCAACCGAATAAATGATTTTATCTATTTATAATATATAATGTCGACTTGCCAATCGGGAGGAAGCAAACACGTTAAAACTAGAGGATCTAGAGCCGAGGTTTTTCACGGTACCGCAAAGAAAACTTCAGGTGGTCTTACCAAGAAACACTTGAAGAAGAACAAGCGTGGAAGAATCGTTTCTATTAAGAAATCTAAGTCTGCCAAAAAGAATAAGTTTTTGGAAAAGGCTGGTTTCAAACCTAAGAAGGGTAAGTTTACTCTTTTTAGCAAGGCTAAAAAGGGAAAGAAGGGAAAAAGAACCAGAAAGCAAAGAGGTGGAGATGAAAGCACGCCTGAGCACGAGCACGAGCATACCAGCGACGACTCTCCTTTTCCTCAGGATGAGTAAACGCTTGATAATTCATAAACTATTTACATAATGATATATTCATATCATTACGTAAACTATAATCCATAATTTATTCTTGAGGTATATTATATTATAGTATATATACCACAGACTCTACATAAAATGCGTCAATGTATTCCAAGTTGCAGTCTAGCCGTTGTATTTTTTGTTTCTATGCTTTACTTCACCTACTGGAAAATAGAAAATAAAGGCGAAGTCCTCGATAACTTTGAAAAACTTCTTACTCATGAACAAAAACAACTTTATAATAAAATCAAAAAAGAACGAAGAACTATTTATATGCAAGGATATATGCTCGGACTTTTCTTATCTATCCTCGTAATCATCTACAGAAAATACAAATTAGGTAAAGATAAATTAAGTAATACTTCCACTCTTTGTATTATTTTTGCTGTTAGTTTCCTTACCAATTACGGTTACTATATTCTTCATCCAAAATCTACTTATATGGTTACTCATTTGACAACACAAAGACAAACTGAGGCTTGGCTTAAAGTATACAGAGCAATGCAATACAATTACCATCTTGGGTTTGTTTTTGGTATAATTGCACTTATTTTACTTTCACACGGTGTATGTCTTGTATGTTAATATGAAATAAAACGGATTATACTTCTTTGATATCATTACCCATATCCTTATCATCTTTATCAAGAACTGTTTCTACAGCAACTTTATGAATAATTTTCTTGAAGTTCTTTTCATCTTCTGTTTCAGTTGCACCACCTGATACTTCATTTACCATTTTAATATATTCCTTGTGTTTATTGCTTTCAATATTGTCGTGTTGAGGATACATCTTTTTCCAATTGGAAACATTCATCATATTTTTATGTGCAACATTTTTGATTGCTTTCTTTATTTTGGTCTTACTATTGTCTTTTTGCCATTCATCGTTGTCTTTGATATACAATGAATCGCGTTTTGTGTCTGTGCAATGAATAGGGCGTTGTGTCTCATCGAGATCTTGCAATGCTTTTATAAGCACGTGACTTACACCTTCGACATATCCATCTCTTCCAAACCTTTCCAAATCCTCGAGTTGATACTTGATAGATTCCACAAAATCAGTCAAGTTCATTGCATTCTTACAATCATTGTTCAAATACACTTTCAGATTGAAATTATTATTCACGGTGTTATTCACAGTGTTATTTGTAACAGAACTCTTTTCTATTGCTGCAGTAGCTACGCCTGCCATTGATTCAGTGTTCTTATGCATCATTTCAGTGTTCCGATGAATCAGTTCTGCTTGTTTCATTTGAAGTTTGGTTTTTTCTAATTCTAATTCAACTTTTTTCAACTCTAATACCTTATCTATATCGGAATCGACTGCAGTTGCCTTCACTACTTCAGGTTCAGGTTCAGGTTGAAGAGATTGAAAATCAGAACATGTTTTCTTGTGTCTCCATAACCCAACTCTGCTTTTGAATGATTTATCACAACCAGGACACGTAAAATCATAAGTATTGTCTAATTTTTCTATATTTGTTTTGTGTTTTAATGATGCCACGTGCTTGGTGTAATTCGATTTTCTGGTAGTTTCGTAATTACAAATAGAACAAGTATAATTCGACATTTATAATATATACAAATATTTTTCCTAAAGTCTTTAAACTTATTTATTGAGTTTTACATTGTAAATGTATTTGTTACATCGGTGTTACATTGTATAAAATACACTGAAAATGACACCATAATATCAAAAAATATATAAAAAAGAAGCAAAAAGAAGCAGGATTGTTACAAAAGAAGCAGGATTGTTACAAAAGAAGCAAAAAAACGCCACTTTTTGCTTCTTTTGCTACTTTTTAGAAATTATGCTAACAATATTTTTCAAAAATTGTTACAATATCTTATGATTATGATTTGTATAATAAAAATATATGAAAAATGTAACAAATATGTAACAAATGTTACAAATTTTTGGACATTTTAAAATTGTCCAAAAATTCAATGAAGAAATTCACGAAAAATTTCCCGATTTTTTATAAAAAATTTTTTATGCAGTCATTTTTTTTCACAGAAATTTATTTTTACAGCATAAATTTGAATTTTCGGAATTTACGTTTCAAAAGTATCTTATAATTCAATTTGGACATTTTTTGGACAAGAAAATTGTCCATTTTCAATTATAGAGGTTTTTTGAATTCGATATTTTTCTTTTAAGTTTGAATTTAAAAAATGTTTTTTGGGATTATATATTAGATTATATGAATCTATGATTTTATTACGTGTCCTCAACACTTTAGCGTTTGTCTTATTTGTTATATTGAATTATTACACTTGGTTCCAAAAGAAATTAAACGAAAAACAATTTCAAACACTTGCTGTTGTCACCGGAATTGTTGTTTGGACGGCTATGTTGGCTCCAATAGCTCTTCCTCTCTGTTGATGAACGAAAAGATCATATGTTTGAAAGGTTTGAACGTGTCCGAAATTTTCTGTTAATGTTTGTAGATGACGATGAAAGTGCTGGATTTCTAATACTTATTTGTCATTATCTTCCCGTTCTCATTATTGCGTATCTTTTTATAAGTTATCCATTTCAAGCCATATTTGTTGCGATTGCCATATCATTGTATTTAATGGATAAACAAACAAACGGGTGTATTTATGTAAGACTAGAACGTTATTTGTTCAAAACAAGAGAATGGACAAGTGTATTTAACTACATTAAGCAGTATGCGATTGATCAAAATAGCTTTTGGCTACAACAAATAAATCTGTTTTTCTGGGTTTTTATGTTTGCAATGTTGTTATACAAGGTATTGAAATATGATTTCAAAAACAAACTTGACAGTGGTAATGTATTTAAGAGAGACAAAACTGTATTCGGAGTATTGTTTTTCTGGTTATTGCCATCGTTATTTATGTAAAATAGTATAAATATAACTGATACTTATAATTATACTGTATATGGCGAGCGAAGAAGATCAGTATTTACAATTGATTCGAGATATTCTTGAAAAAGGTTCGATGGAGAAAGGTAGGAACGGCAATACCAAAAGTTTGTTTGGTTGTTCAATGCGATATTCTTTGAAAGATGGTCAATTACCTTTACTAACAACAAAACGAGTTGCTTGGAAAACCTGTTTTCAAGAATTAATGTGGTTTGTCCGTGGATCAACCGATAATCAAATACTAATTGACAAGAATGTACATATATGGGATGCGAATGGAACACGTGAATTTTTAGACGGGCGTGGTCTAACAGATAATAGAGAAAATGATTTGGGGCCAGTGTATGGTCATCAATGGCGTTTTTTCAATGCTCCCTACGAAAATTGCGATACTGATTATAGTGGAAAAGGTGTGGATCAATTACAGTATATTATTAATTGTTTGAAAGATCCAGAGCAAAGAACGTCACGTCGTATGGTGTTATCTGCTTGGAATCCTTGTCAACTTGATGAAATGGCATTACCTCCTTGTCATGTATTGATGCAGTTTTACGTGAGGGAAAATAAGTATTTATCTTGTTCTCTTTATCAGCGTAGTGGTGATGTTGGATTAGGTGTTCCTTTTAATATTGCATCTTATTCGTTTTTAACACATATATTAGCACATCATTGTGGATTGGAAGCAGAGGAATTTGTGCATTTTATAGGAAATACGCATATATATGAGGATCATATAGAACCATTGAAAGAGCAAATAACACGTGAACCCCGTGCATTTCCGAAGATATCGTTTTTAAATAAGCACGAGAAAGTGGATGATTATGTATTAGAAGATATTCATTGGGAAAAGACCTACGAATATCATCCTACAATAAAAATGAATATGTCCGCTTAATGGATAAATTATGATTCGTTTCTTCTACTGATATCATGTTTTTTGAACCATTCTTCTTCTTCCATTTCTTTTCTTTTTCTGGTTTCTTTTGCGTCGTTTTCGAGCATTTCCATTATTTTTAGAATAACGTTTTCATAACGTAAATGTTTTGGTCGAGAAGCTTGATCTAACTTGTATTCTTTAATGTCTTTTTGGTGTTGTTCGATCATTTCTTTATGATCTTTTTCAGGGACATTTGTCAAATCCAGATCTATAACTCCGTTGTATCCGCTGATTATTTTTTGTTCATTCATTATGATATTGTATATAATAAAAAAATATTTATATCTGTTTATTATATTTTGTGCGAACTTAAATATTCAATGGTATATATTATAGTTTAACCTGTTTCAGATGTAAAAAAAGTACTATGATCTTTGTCCATTAAAATATCGCGATGACTCTTAAATAATTTATATTCATTTCCTTCCATAGTAGATGCCCATTTAGACCAAAAATGATGAGTTTTCGGAAAAGTTTCTATTATCTGATTGATGTAAGAATCTATATTTACATCATCAGACGAAAAGTATTCTTCACAAAAAATTTTAATTTGATTCTTAGTTGGAAATAAATTTTCATCTGGTTTATACCATTTTTTATTTTCATATCTATACATCCATTCTGCAAAAAAGTTTGTTATATCATATAAAGCATCTAATTTATTACAATATTCAAAGTCAATAAAGTTAACTTCTCCGGTAGTTAACAAAAATATATTTTTTAGATGCAAATCATTATGATTAAAACCAATTATTTTGTGAAATTTTTTTAATTTTATTGCAATTTTTTTAACAATGTCATCATTTAAATCTTCTTGAACTAATACCCTTCCATCGATCCAAGACTCTATACGCCCTTCTGGATAAGATAATAAAATTTTAGATCCGAATCCATTATCTGAGCATTTTTGTAAAATATTCATATTAATATTTGGTGTTAATTTTGTATATATTCTTAAAAACAAGCAGTTGTTATATTTAATATTTGTTACTTTAAATGTATGATTAGTTAGACCATTTAATTTATCAAACTCTAAATCTTTAGATTCCCATTTTGGAAATAAAGATAATATCTTATCTATATGAATACTAGATACATTCATAATATACAATAACATAATTCTTTAAATCTGAAACGAGTTAATCATCATATGGGTGTGGATGTACTTTACGTGAATGAATCATAACATCGTCATGCAATGAATCGTCTGCAATAGATAGTTGAGTTTTACATTTTCCATAAAAATAACATTTACTGCAGTTTTCACCACAATTATTTTCTTCAATTGGTTGTACTTTTGTTGATTTACAGCAACTAAACGATAAGAAGCTCCAATCAAAACCGTTTTTCTTTAAGATACCTCTTACTTTTTTTTTGTGAAAGTTTTCACCAACGTGCATTTGTATTTATATTGATCCTCTATAATAATAAATAAATTTTTTATATTGTTTAAAGATATTCATATATTGAATGTATATTATATGAGTTCTGTTACTGATATCGAAGAAAGAATACCTTTAAATGTTGAATTAACCAGTGAAGAGAAGCAAGTATGTGACGCAAGTTTTCCCGAAGTCGTTTTATATTATTTGTTTAATCCTAGTCTTTTTTTGACTCATCTTTATGATTCTATTACAACAATGAGTTGGAAATTTTATCTTTTTAACAAAAAAGAATAAACCTGAGAAAGAATTGATTTTTATATTTATTATTTTACATAAATATAAAATAACCACCGCTATTATGTCATTAACATTCAGAGGAAAACAATACAGTGCGTCTGATGGCAGTCTTAAAAATGTAGTGTATAATTCGAACTGTATATCACGTAGCTATGCGAAATATTGTAATTATTATATTGGACGAGTAGATAAAGAAGTAAGGATGAAAATGAGGAAAATAGATTTTGCACGATATATTGAAACATCACAGGATACGAAAGGAAATGAAGAATCGAAAAAAACAAGATTGAAACACGTAATGTCAGAAGCTTGTAAAATTCAATATAATATTGTCAGGATGACAAGAATCCTTTTTCTAACAGTAAATCGTTGTTTAAAAACCCTAGGTATATGTGCGAGTTGTTCTGACTGTTGTTCTAACCCTCATAATGTAAAGGTTCAAGGTGAAAATAGATATTTCTCGGTACTTGCTAACAAATCACAAGAGATCATTAATCAGATTAATGAGTTTATTGATAAAGGTATTGAAGGGGAAGTCCAGCGTCGGCTTAATAGCGATATCGGTATTGATATTGTTGAAAGTTACAATGAAAAACAAATACAATATTTCAGACTTTGTATTAAAACGTTTGAGAATACACAAAAAATAATTACAGAGCGTGAAAATATTGTAGTTGATGTTTTGAGAAAAGATACAATGTTACCGCTTGATACAATTAATATTATAAACGATTTTGTTGGATGTCCATCTACAAGTAGAGTGACTGGTTAGTTGCAACATATTTCAAAGTAATATGAGGTATTTCCTTCATTTTTTCTAGAAGTTCAATATTTCCGACAAACTCTGCCACTCTTTCTACTTCGCTTGCGATATTGTTGATTTTTATTATTGCTTTTACAAAATCTCCAATAAAGATGTCTTTGTTTTTTTCGATTTCTTGAATAATAAGTTTACAGTCTTCGATTGTTGTTGCTTTACACCAATCGCCAATATAGTCTAATAAATCATAATGGATTTGATAATTAGTTCCTGTATTGATACGTTCCAATGTTTCAAAATCTTCGTATTTGTTAATAGAATTTTTTATGAATGACATTGCGTTTCGAAACATTTCTCTATGTGAACTTGAGATACCTAATGATCTATGTTCTTCATTTACATTTATATCTGTGAAACAGCTGAATAGAGATACATGTTCTATTGTTGTGAGATTTTTTACATTATCTGAATCTAGGAACTCTGCAAATACCATACAGGGAACTTCTCGTAAATTAGCAGCATATCTTGATTTGTGTGTAATATGTAATTTATCTGTTTCGTCTATTTTTACAAATGTTTCTTCTGTTAGTTTGTCTAATATAGTAATAACTTGTGAAACAATGAAATCATTTGTATGATGAAGGTCATTTTCAAGATTTTGGATATGTGCTCTTTGTTTATCTAGTGATTCATAATGTTTTAAATCTTTTGTGAAGTTTAGGTTGTTTTGAGTAAGAGTTTGTAATTCTCTTTGATATTGTTTTTGTTTTTTGTTTTTAGATAATTCAATGAGTTCGGTTAATTCGTTGTATTTTTCAAATACGGAGGTTGGTGTCTTCAATATTTTTAATTGTTCTGACATTTTTTCTTCTTGAACACACGCCTCGTCAATTTCTTTTGATATTTCTGTTATTTGACTATTTAGTTCGTTTTGAATCATCGATTGTTGGCAAAACTTTATGTAGTCTTGTGGATTTATTTGTTTTGAGTTTTTTGCGTTTATTAGATTGAATATGAGATCGTATGAGACTTTAAACTTACTAACTAATCTTTGTGGTTTTCCAATAAGCATTTTTTTGAACTCAAGTAGAGATACGTCTTTGTAAAGGTTTGGAAGATGAATCACATTTCCGACTGTATCTATACCTCTTCTTCCTGCTCGTCCTGCACTTTGAATATATTCGTGTGGGTAAAACATTCTTCTTGTGTTTCCATCAAACTTTTTTACGTCTGTGAAAATCACAGTTTTGATTGGCATATTTAATCCAACACTGAATGTTTCTGTTGCGAAAAGAAGACGAACAAATCCTTTTTCGAACATAAGTTCAACGATTTCTCTTAGTATGGGCATAACGCCGCTATGGTGAATAGCAATTCCTTTTTCTAGTAATTCGATCATTTCAACATATTCGGGTAGATGAAGGTATTCATTATAATTTGGTAATTTCGATCGAAGTAATTGTTCACACGTTTGTTTTATTTTCATTTTGGTTGTGTTTTCATCTCCTTCGTCGTTGTATAGAGGAACACCAATTTCTCTTGCAGCAACTTGTATTTGTTTTTTTGAAAGAATAAAACATACTGCGGGAAGCATTTTGTGTTCTACAAGGTATTTACATGTTTCATTTAATACGAAAGATCGTCTTACGAATACTTGTTTTAATTTTATGATATCAATAACATTGTTTAATTCATGATATTTATATTCGTCAAACTTACCATTGGGAGATAGTATAACGTGCGGTTTATTGATGAGTTTTTTGATACGTTCTTTCTCGTCTTTGTCTTTAATTGATTTGAAAAGTCCACTGGTGGCTGATATGAAACTGTAATGTGTTAATGGAACTGGTCTATATGAAGATGTAGCTAGATAAACTTCTTTTTTCTCTTCACCTGTTTCAAACTTTGGTTTTATAGATTCAATCCAAGATGCAAATCTTGATGGGTTGTCTAAAGTTGCAGACAACATAACCATTTGTATATGTGGTGGAGTCATAAGTATAATATTTTCCCATACAGATCCTCTGTCTTGATCATTGATCATATGGACTTCGTCATGAATAATGCAACCTAATTCGTTATCGAAATCCATTTCAAATAGTAATAGTGGATTTGTGAACTCGGACATAGGTTGTGTTTTTTTATAGAGTGTATTTTGAAGTATTTCTGCTGTCATAATGAGAACATCTGCTTCTGGATTAATTTTATTATCTCCTGTAAGTAATCCAATACTTAATTCTGGAAACTTTTGTGTAAACTCATAATATTTTTGGTTGGATAGTGCTTTGATAGGTGAAGTATAAATTACTTTCTTTTTGATACCAATACCCGTAAAATATTTGATAGCAAATAGTGCAGGTAATGTTTTCCCTGAACCAGTTGGAACACAGCTAAGAGAATGATTACCTGACGCGATAGCATCAATAGCAAACTTTTGAAATTGACTTAATTCAAACGGGAAAGTTTTGTATAATCCACTATCGTTTTTTGGATCTTCGTAGTACTTATCGTCGAGAATTTTCACCATATTTATATGTTGATTATATTTTTAAATGTGAAAGTATAATCAATTTTACGGCAGGGATCTACAGTTTTCTTCCGGGACTACTATTGTGTTCGCTGATTGTGGTAACGAATGATCGAATGTTAGAACGGATATTGGACTAATAGAACGAATATTTGTGTTGTTCGGTATAGGAACTGCTGTTGGTATTTTTATTGGTGTTAATGATCTGGGTCTTCGAGTGGGTAGTGGTGGTGCTGAAGGGTAATTATCATATTGGAAAGAATGTCTACGACTTCTTGAAGGCCTTCCTCTTTCTTTCTTTTCTAGCTGTTGATGATAGTTGGTATATATGTTTGTTTTTCTGTAATTTCTTTCTAAATATTTCATTTTATTTATGTATTTTGCGTACCAGTAATCTCTGGTTTCTTTAAGTTGTCCTTTTTCAGCTCCAGGGGTAGAACGTGAATGAAGTTCGTAGTATTCATTGTATTTTGTTTTATACTTATGATACTCAAGAACGTCTTGTTCTAAAACGATAATCGAAAATCTATCGTTGTCCATATATCAACAATGAAAAAAAATAATATATTAAAAAATACCTACTTAAAGAACTTATCGTTTTCAATAACTATATTGTCTCGTGTTCTTCTTTTCTTTTTTCAAATAGTTTTTTCTTTTTTATGGTTGTGTTTTGTATGATAGTTGTATACATATAACAAATATCAATGGTTTAAATCTAAAATAAACCTAAATATAATATAGTAGTTAGTAAGTAGTATGATAGTTGATAAATATGAGGTTGTTGAAACACTTGGTGAGGGTGCATTTTCTAAGGTTTTGTTGGGAAGAGACGTTCGGTCACAAAAAAATGTTGTTATCAAAACGGAAGATATTGAAAATGAAATAGGGTTATTGAAACACGAAGCATCTATTTATATGCGTTTACGGAATGTAAATGGAATGCTCCTATTAAAGTGGTATGGGGTTGTCGATAATATGCGATGTTTAGTATTACCGTATTACGGTGTAGCATTAAATAGTTTTGAAGAGGTTCTTCCCTATCCAACCTCATTAAATTATTTTCGTCAGATCATTGCGATAATTGGTGATATACATAAAATGGGATACTTGCATCGTGATATAAAAGCTGCAAATATTTTGGTGAATGAAAATGATGAATGTAAACTGATTGATTTTGGATTGAGTACATCTTATCTTGGTACATATGGAGAACATAATCCTGAACGAAGAGATCAACGTGTTATTGGAAGTCCATCCTATATTTCTCTGAATGTTCATAATGGTGTAAATCCGTCAAGACGAGATGATCTTGAGTCTGTGTGTTATGTGTTTTTATATTTATTGAAGGGGTATTTACCTTGGCAAACTTCTTCAAGTAAAGAAATTATTGGAATGAAACATAATATGGAGCATTATAGCCCATCTGTTCTTTTTGTAGTTTGGGAATATATTCGAAAGCTCACTTATTTGCAGATACCGGATTATGGTTCTTTGGTGGAAGTAATTGACAAAGAAATATCGGAATTACGTTAGAGCGGATTTCGTTGAGAATAAAATGTTTAGTTGTTACATATTTCGTAATAAATTATTTAGAAAATTATAATAATATAGTAAAATGGGTAATTCTTTTTCTATGTTTGAAGATACTGACAGCACAACTCCAATGTGTCCTTTATGTAATAAGCATACGAGTAAAGGTATGTATATTTATAATAATATGGAGTGTTTCCAATGTAAAAAGCGCTCTGAGGAATATTATCATCCTGATTGTTGGTCTAATTATATGGATACATATATGTTGAAAAAGGGCTATTTCGTTTGTTATAAGTGTACAAATAACAATACTAGGATAAGTAAAATAGTTGCCGATATGAAAAATGATGAGTGTGAAAATACTGATTTGTAACCGTTTGTTTATTATTCGTGTGTATTGTGAATATTATTTAATTTTATAGAGTATATTAAATAGCAATTGTAATTATGAATACTGGTGACATAGTATCTACGTTGAAATATGCGACAGTTGGGTCATCGTTTTTATTTTTAACGAACTCGTATCATTTGTATTTGAAAAAAGATAGTTTATATTCTTTGGCGTTTTTTGCATTGTTTCTCTCTTCAGTTCAGTTTCATTATAGTCAAAATGAGATTTATGAGATTATTGATAAATTAGTTGTTTATATAGTTGTAACTGTGGGTGGTATAAGGTTGTTTTATAACTGGCAACATAGTTTATTGCATTATTTTGTTGTAGCAACATTTTTAGGAACTGTTTATATGTATTGGATTGGGTATACTCAGAATACTTGCGTTTGGCATCCAGATAGATATATTTCGTATACTTGGCACGTAATGATGCATGCGTTAGGATCTTTAGGTCATCATACAATTGCTCTTTTATTACCACTTAAATAAATTGATTTCGAATGTGAAAAATAGTTGAATGCATAGAATGTAATACATATAAGAATAAGATGAAATACACTTTTGAAATAAAGACAACCTGTAGCAAACCATTTTATGTTACTGTCACGGAAGAAACCCCTATGTTTGAACTGCGTAGGATTATTGTATGTGATGTAGAAGATTCTACGATGTTGATGAAAGATGATATTGTTGATATATTTATTCCTTATGGAAGTGATTGTGTTTCTATACTTGAACTATCAACTGATACCGTACAGACATTTATTGATAGACATTCAGATTATTTTAAAAAAGATGGATTACTTATGTTGTCAAACTTTCATCAATTGTTTGTAATGGATAGGTTGTATTTAGAAAAGATTAAAAACAATAGCGAAGCGCCTATTTATGAAGATATTATTCCTCCAAAAGAAGAAAACATTGTAAAAACGATTATGGCTACAACAGTTTCTATGTTGATTGGTATGGGTATGAAATAAATCAGATACTTGATTGTGTAATTAAATATCTGGTTATTATAAGATAATAGGATGAGTGGTCGAAAAGTAAGTTCTGGAAAACAGGATGTAATAAACTTAGATGGTTCTTTATCAAAGAAACAACAATTATGGACACAATTAGCTATAAGTGATATTCAAGAATTAAATTCAGCGTTGGACTATGCTGACAGTCATGAGGGCAACATGCTTGAGTATCACAATTTTGTGAATGATTTAAACTCTGCTAATTTACATTCATATTTTTCAACAAATCCTGATGCTATGGAAATGGGTGAAAGTGAAGATATTACAGATGTTGCGATTGAATTGAACGATCTTATTTTAAAAAAAGAAGAATATGAAGCAGCTCACGATATTATGAAAAAACTTTTTAATAAATCTCCAATTAGAGATCGTAATGAAGTAATGGCGCAATTACAAGCAATGTCACTCGAAAGAAATAGTTTTTTAGAACAACAGTTTGATACTATTGTTTCCGATCCACAATTTGATTCTAGTATGATTCCAAGATATTTGGAACAAGCAAAACAAAGTTACGAGAACTCTAATTCGTTGAAATCAAGTGCAATTGAGGGTCTTCGTGGTGCTAGCCGTAATCCATTTAATATAAACGTTTTTGATGATCGAATTGAAAGAAGAATTGCTAGTAATAGAATATCTCCTTCTCAAGCTATGTTACATTCACAACGTTTCCCACCACTATTTCCTTCTATTGATGATGAAAACCAAAATGGTGGAAAACGTGTATCTAGAAAAAAAACTAGAAAGTCTAAGAAGATCAAGAAATCTAAGAAGTCTAAAAAAAATAAGAAAATTAAGAAGTCTAAGAAAACCAAAAAAATGAAAAAAAATAAAAGAAGGGTTAATAAAAAGACTCGTTCTATGAAAGGAGGTGTGGCGCCTCCATCACAACGTCCTAGTACTCCACTGTCTTCTGCATCAAGTGATTCATCTGATGAATATGGAACTAATCCCGGTCATATTGCTGCATTAAATGGAGATGTAGAATCTCTACGACAATGGCTTGATACACGTTACACAACTCCATATGGACACGTAGATGCAAGGAATGACGATGGTGAAACAATGTTATACCTCGCTTCAACACAACACCCATATACAACTCCAGGGCATGTAGAAATAGTAAGACTTTTGTTATATGAATATGGTGCAAACCTTGAAGTACAAAATAATGGTGATGATATTATAAATTGGACTGTTATTAATCCTAGGTTGTTTACAGATGATGTATTCAACTTAATATATGAACGTGCGCTAGAAGTAGGAAGAATAACTCAAGATGAATATGAGGAATACTTGAGGACAATGCCTGATGAACGAATAGCTCCTATGAGAGAGAGATAAGTATAAAATATACGTAATATGTATTCATGTTATGTATATTTATTTTTCATCTGTAGTTCTACATTTATTAATGAACTGGATGGTTTCTAATTTATTTTTAAAGGTTCCAACTTTTACCCACTTATCAGTTTCATTACATTTATAATATTTGAAAAAATGTTCAATATAATTTAATGTATTTTTATGTATGTTGTCTATATCATTTATATCATCAAACGTATTTTCTACTTTATGAACAGGCACTGCAATAATTTTTGCATCTTCGCCTTTTTCATCAGTTGTTTCTAACATTCCTAAGACTCTACATTTTACATGACATTTTGGTAAAAATTGGTTTTGGTTAATAATTAATACATCAACAGGATCACCATCATCAGCAAGAGTATTTGGTATGAAGCCATAATTACCAGGGTACATCATTGGAACAGGTAAGACTCTATCTACACATAAGTTGTTTTTTTCATCTATTTCATATTTTACGTTTGACATATAAGGTATTTCTACAACAACATCAATTTCATCCATCATTATATAACAATACGCAATGGTATTTTTATATAGTAATTACTGATTTATCAAATCTTAAATCGTATATTAATCATAATTTACGAACTCCATATAAATGTAATATTCCATTTCTTCGCTTGATAGAGGTTTGTATTCAAATACAACATAATTAAAAAACAAATATTGAAATCCAATAATGCACGCACCATAAAGTGAATATTCAAATGCTATTTTCAACACAGTTTTTATTTTTTTTCTTTTTTCTATTTCTTGTAATTCTTGTTCTAATTCTGTTTCATCAGTTGAATTTTTTCTATAATGTTGCATTTCAATATCATTACCATTTATGATAAACTCATCTGACAAAATCTGGTGTTGGTTTCTCTTATATCTGTGACGTATTTTCTTGTAGAAAAACTCAATTCCAAATATAAAAATACTTAAAAATACCAGTATACTCCAGAATTCAAGTGTTGAATAAAAAAGTTTGGTGTTTTCTTTTATTCTTTTATTTTTTCCTTCTTCGCTTTCTAGGTAAAGTTGATGTTGAATATCACTATTTCTATCTACAGAAACGATTCCTTCAATAAATTGTTGTCGTGTTATTCCCCATTGACTTAATGATTCTTGTAATGTATCTAATGGCACGTTTAACAGCTTTTTTATGTAGTTGTAGAATATTTTAGTTTCTAAAGGTCCTATGTAATAAAAAAAGAAACATATTTCCAATATAGTTATACTGGATACGTGAATAAATATTTCATACATTTGTTTGATATATTTAGTGTATTTAATTTTTATTTTACTAATTGCATTTTTATCAACCAAATAATTATGTAATTAAATATCCGGTTATTATATAATATAATATGAATGATCCGTGGCGCGGAGACGCGGATGAAAAAGCAATGCTCGCCTATTTAAATGTAAAAGGACCATTAAGAATTAATCCACTTGTTACATCATCATCCAATGATGTAAGACCCACTGACAAAAGTTCCAGGTGGGACTCCGACAATCCTTACAGCAGGGAAAGAGCCATCACATTGAAGGTTCCAGGAAAAAACCCGAAAAAGGGTGGTTTAAAAAGAAGTAAAAAGATAATGAAAAAAACACGTAAAACTAAGAAATCAAGAAAAACAAAAAGGGGAAAGAAAACTAAGAAATCAAAGACTTCTAAAAAACATAAGAGAAGAGTTAAAAAGAGATTACATAGTATGAAAGGAGGAGATGATACTGATACTCCTGGTCACGAAGCAGCAAGACAAGGAAATATGCAAGGAGTACTAAACCATATTAATCGTGGTGACCCAGGAGACATGTTCGATCGTGTAAATGAACAAGATGAAATGGGTGAAACAATGTTATATATTGCGTTAGCAAATAGACACGACAAAATAGCGAGAATATTATTGGATCGAGGTGCAGATCTTAGAATACCTATTAATGGAGAGAATCTTATAGAAATAACTGCAGAAAACCCTAATATATTTTCAAACAGAGGGGTTAATATGATATATAAAGAAGCATTAGATAGAAAAATAATAGATAAAGCAACATATGAGAAATATTATCGTGGACTACCAACTATTATGGAAGAGTAGATTGAAGACAAAAATATACATAGTTAGTAGTATGTATATGTTTGAGTGGTATGATTTGGTTTGATATGAATCAATTAAAATCCATCGAGGAGTTCTGGATGTGTTAAATATTTTTTCATACTCATTGTTTGTGGAATACCAGTGTGAGCATGATAATTAACATTATCTACGTTAATGTCTAGTGTAATATTATTCATCCATTTTGTTTTTGCTTCGGTTATTTTTTTATCCATATATTCAACTGCGTTAGGAACGAGTTGAAACATTATTCCCTTCCCACCACAGCAATTGTGAGAATGCATAATTGCTCCTAATACTCCTAGTAAAGTTCCATTGTATATAGGATTTAAGTCCCAATCTTCATCGAAGTTAGGTTGTGATTTGTCTATCCATTCGTAAGTGTACAATTCTTTACATCTATTAAACACTCTTGGGATTATATTCTTTACTTTTTTTTGAAACTCTTCTGGAGATTCAATATAATTGCTGTAATATAATTTACCTGAAGTTCCGAGAGGATTATCTGTTTTGTTTGATGTAATTGAGAAAGCAAGATCTGTGGCATGAATACATATTCTATCATCTAAATGTCTTAATTCAGAATATTGACATGATAAATCATTTATTCTGTATCTAGTGATGAATGATGTAACATATGCTATTTTATTTTTGGATAATAATTTGCAAAAAGGAGTTAGTCTTTCCATAAGTATATTTTCAAGGCTTTTGTCTCTTAGTTTTCTAATGATGTCATGTCGTGTATACTCGAATATAGTTATAGACACATCTCTTGGTAGTTCTGGCAAGTTATTTCCTTGTTTGTCCTTAGACATATATGTCAGTTGTATAATTGGTTTGTAGTAATCAAATACTGTATCCATTTTGGTTATTATAATACAATTCATACAAAGAAATGTGTCTATGTTATTCAATTTTTTAACCACCAATATTGTTAGTGAATGTCGCTGAGGGGGCATGCGGGGGACTCCGTCCCCCGTTCCCTGTCCCCCTCCCCTCTCGCGCTCTCCCCACCCCCACGGGGGTTCCCCCCGTTAACCCCCATGACACAACGCGAAGCGACCTGCTTGGAATGCCCCCCTATTTCCCCCCGATAGTGCGAAGCGACCTGCGTGGATCTTACCCTACTGCCGGACGAATGTGTGTCGATGTCCCCCGTGTTGTCCCCCTAGTGGCGGACGAATGTGCGTCGATGTCCCCCCTATTTGTTGTGTCATGGGGTCGAGCAGGGGTGTCCCCTGCCCATCGTTAGTGCGGCGTATTGTGATTGTATTTGTTGTACCATCGGGGGCATTCGGGGGCGGAGCCCCCGTGACCGGTTTCCATTTTTGTTACCGATTTCCGGGTTAGGCTATTTCCAGGTGTTGCTATCCGCGCCTGCGGCGCGGCGTGCGAGTGTCAGTTTCTTTTCACTGGATGATATAGTTCCGTTGTATTGCACAGTTCCGTTGAGTTGTATTCTACAGTGCACTCTATATTCTACAGTGTCACTGTTGTGTCATCGGGGTCGAGCAGGGGTGTCCCCTGCATAGTGCCGTTGGATGACACAGTGTATCAAAATCCGTTGTACCATCGGGGGTTTACGGGGGCGGAGCCCCCGTTATTGGGGTCGAGCAGGGTGTCTCCTGCCCTGTAAAAAAGAATTGAAATGCTATGATAAGTTTCTTTCTGTGGCACTAAATCATAAACCAAGAGCAATAAGCAATAACAACCTAACAACCTAACAACGAAAATGATCGCTAACACTAACATCGAAACCGTTACTACCACCACCAAGACCAACGTCGAGGTTGGTAAGGTGATGGCACTTAATGCAAGACAAGAGGAGCGCAAGCAGATGAAGGAGGCAGAGAAAGAGGAGAAGAGACGCTTGCGTGTAGAGGCCAAGGAGGAGGCCAAGGCACAGAAGCTGAAGGAGAAGGAGGAGGCCAAGGAGGCAGCCAAGCAAGCCAAGATTGACGCCAAGGAGGCAGCCAAGCAAGCCAAGATTGACGCCAAGGAGGCAGCCAAGGCGCAGAAGTTGAAGGAGAAGGAAGAGGCCAAGGAGGCAGCCAAGCAAGCCAAAGAGCAAGCCAAGGCGGACGCAAAGGCAGCCAAGGAACAAGAGAAGGCCGAAGCTAAGGCCGCCAAAGAACAAGCCAAAGCGGACGCAAAGGCGCAGAAGTTGAAGGAAAAGGCCGACGCTAAGGCCGCAGCAAAGGCTGCCAAGGACGAGGAAAAGGCCGCTGCCAAGGCAGCCAAGACCCCAAAGACCAAGACTCCTAGGGCAAAGGCCACCAAAAACCCTACTGAAAATGAAAAGGAGAATGGTATCGCAGATGGAGAGAACGAGACGGAAGAGACAACCGAGGTCGAGAAGGAACTCGAAGAGGAACAAGAGGTAGAAGTCTCAGAGTTCGAGTGGAAGGGAGCCTCCTATCTCCTAGACGCAAACAATGTGCTATACTCCGTAGACACACACGAAGAGGTAGGAACACTTGTAGACAACCAGCCTTCTCTCTATAAGGACAACCAGGAAGCTTAAATAAATTAAATTAAATCACAACATTTATCATCTTGTAATTTAAATAACTAAGGTTATTTTTTATTCACACATTGCTGGCTCATCGGGGTCGAGCAGGGGCAGAGCCCTGCCACCGGTATACCGTTTTCTAACCGGTTTCCAGTTTTGTTACCGATTTCCGGGTTGCCCCATTTACGGGTTACACGCTATACGCGCCGCAGGCGCGCCCTGCCACACGCACACGTGCACCCGTCAGTTTCTTTTGGGGTTCCGTTGCATAGTTCCGTTGCGACAGTGCAGAGTGCAGAGTATATGGTATTGTGAGTTTGGTGAGTGAACGAGCGTGTGAATGAATGTTAATGGTAAACAGGGAACTCAGCAAGTATAGTATAATAACTATTTTAATTGTATTATCATATTATATTAAGATACGTTTTGATATGTCAAGTAATGAGAAGGATGACAATGACTCTCCTGTTATATCGAAGAGTAATGCGACAACACCGAATAGTGATGTGACAAGTAAATTTGGATCAGAAGAACGTTCACAACAATCACGTCTAAGCGATCGTAGCCTTGACCCATCCGCTTTTAGTAAGAAAGCAAAGGATAACACATCTGGTATATACACAATGTCCATTCAACATGAACTGATTGCTGCAGATAGTACAGTGAAGGCAGGTGATACAAGAAAGGTAATGTCACAAACGAAAGCAGAAGGCTATCAATTTAACTCTGTTTGGTGTGGTATTATGAAGCAAGCCAAAGAACATACATGTTACATATGTGGATGTAAAATAAAAGAAAAAATAACTGATAAGAATGGGAACAGATCGGGGGGTCATTCTCCCGAAATGGAACATGTTATTACTCCTGGAGAATTTTTTATTAAATTTGGAAGTGAAATTTTATTAAATCATAACAAAGTTATGCCAGGGGCCAATAAAGGAAATATGGATGAATACATCCAAATACATATAACAGGAAGTGATAACGATTATTCTAGTTTTTTAGATACCAGTCTAAGAGGACGGATTGAATATGTTGATAATTATCTTAATAATATTGTAACACAAGACCGAGTATCAGGAATCAGACCTAGTTTTGTAACAAAGTATTCTGAAAAATTAGACAGTGAACATCACGATGATACTGTGACATATGATAAAGATTTTTTTATTCCTCAAATTAAAAGTTATATGGTTCAGTTTGCTTACGCACATCATATTTGTAATCAAATAAAAGGAAATATGCCTATTTTAGAAGGATCAAAAAATCTAAGGTTTGATAACTACGGTAACTATATACCAAATAATAATACAAAAACAATTGAAAATTATGCCGAAGTTTTATTTGATGTAATAAAATCTAGCTTCGACACGCCTAATAGAACTACGTACAGTGTCCGTAAGGGTAAGTACAACAAACCCGGTTTCGGTAATTTTGGTTATATAGCAGTCCCAAAGTTTTCACAATATGAAGAGGAAGTAAATGATATATACAGTAATTGGTTTGGTAAAGGAACTGATCCATTAGAACTCAAACGATCTATAACAACCAGAATAGTAAATAATATGTTGTATCATTCCGCATTATTAAGATTGACGAGAAGACAATGCACAATACAAAGATTAAAAGACCCCTACTATATAAGGAGATTTACTAGTTTAATTCCAGTGAATCTTGGTATTAGCTCATTAACAACAGATGCTGTAAAAACTTTAAAAGATGCTAGTGCGAAAAAGATTATTGATAATGATATGAGAAGTGTTAAAAGTGATGCTACTACTGGGGTGAATGAAGGGTGGAGACAAATAAATGATGTTATTGATGATTCTGGTATTGCTAATGATGATTCGTGTGATGATGACCCTAACCCCAGAGCTAATAAGAAGTTGAAGTTGAAGTCAGGGTTATACGAGATTCCTGAAGAGACTGACACACAAGAATCTGTGGAATATGGTGATGCCTCCGGTACTGCTAATGCTAAAGAGTCCTCTACAACAGAAGAAGATGGTGGTGCCTCCGGTACTGCTAATGCTAAAGAGTCCTCTACAACAGAAGAAGATGGTGACGGCGAAGAAGACCCTGTTTTTGTTCCGCCTGTTTTTGTTGAAAATGAAGAGATTCTAGATACTAATGATACTGAAAATCAATTAACACATAGGGAAAAAAAAGCAAACTTGTATACGTTGCTTAGCTTTGATAAAACAATTGATTCATCTCCAGAAGACCGGAACGTAGCTGATAATTTAAGAGATCTTATTCATAATAATAGAAGTGGTTATATTGCTGATTTGATTGCATCCAATGTAATTTATAAAGCACATCAAAAAATTTTACAACAAATAATGGAAATGTCTGGTAAGAGAAAAAACCCAGAAAAAGGATCATCAGGACCATCAGGAAAAATTAGTGGCGGAAAACGAACAAAAAGACGCCGAGGAAGAGGAAAGAGTAAAAAGAAGGTTACCCGAAGAAAGAGGGTAAAAAGACGAAGAACTGTGAAGAAAAATCGGAAGAGACGAAGAACACGGAAACGATAAATAAATATTTTTTTAGACAAAATGTTCAAAAAAATATATGTGAATGAATGAATGAATGAAGTTATGCGAGTCCAGATGATCCAATGATTGCATTTTTTCCGAATGCATCACGTCGGGTGTAGAGAGATACCATAAGAACAGCGAGGACAAGGAATTGTGCAACCCAGAATGCGCGTGCGGTGGTGAGCCAATGGTCGTAATTGATGACACCTTTCATACCATCTTCTTGTTGTTCGAGTGCAAATATATTGTTTTGTAGATCTTGTTGGAAACCATAGTTGATCCACATACCTAGACCGATGACGAGTAATGCCGCCGAATATAATGCAATGAGACCAACTGGCATATATCTAATTTTTCTTTTGTATGCTGTTGCAGCGGTGGTGAGTGCGATGGCGATAGAAAGGAATAGTCCTAAATTACGAATGGCGGTATGAACCATCATAATGAGTGCTTTTTCTTCGAGCATTTGTATATATATATATATTCTGGATATAAAAATGAATAGTGGATAGTGATGATATTCATTTTTATATGTGTTAAATTTACGCTGGTATTATTTTTTTGAATTTCTGAGTAATGTCTTCGCTGGATCCAGGCACCAGACTACCGCCTGTGAATTGCTTTATACCCGCTTCTCTTTGTTGGATATGTTCATCATTGTATACGTTTAGAGTGTTTGAACCATAAGGATAAAAGTTATATTTTTTTGCATTGATATGTGCTGCTTCGTGTGCTTGAAGTGCTTTCATTGCACCCAAATGCATAAGGTAATCTCTCTCAGTGTCAATAGCCTTCCTTGCTTGTTCTATGCTGCGGTTAGCAGGATTAACAGATACTCCATCATATCTTGTAGGATTACCCCTTTTCGTATTGTAATCTTTCGGTGCTCTTGGATCACCTCCGAGAAAATGGGCCGGTTTTAATCCCATACCACCTTGTATCGCTGCAAGAAAATCACGCTTTTGCGCATTTTCGCTAGCGGCCTTTGTTTTATTAGCACTGTCAGATCCTCTTGAAATTGGTAACATAGCAGTGAAAAATCTAGATAAAGTGCTTTCATATCCGCTAGAAGATGGATTTAAAAATGAAAATCTATCATTTCTCATTCTTTGTCTGAGTGATTCATCACCACCGCCCAGACCCTTACTCATGTTTTTGTTAAACTCACTGTCTCGTACAATTCTATGCCCTGGAGAAGCGATGGCAAGACTATTAAGTGCTGGATTGTGAAGTTTATTTCTAAACTCCCGAGTTGGGTTTTTACCGTCATCGGTTTCCATTAAAATATCAGGTGGTTTTAATTTATCAAACTCATTGACTACGTTTACTGCATATTGATTGATTTTAGATTGAATCATTTGGTCGATTTCTTGTTCTGATGGACCACTTACGCCACCGTCTTCTTTCATTTCATTAACTAACTCTCGGATTTCTTCTTTGGTCATACGATCACCTCCAGCATCTTTAATTGCTAGATCGATTTCATCTTCGAGTTCTTTACTGGTAACAAATACTCCATCTTGTAATTGTTGATGGTCAGCTTTATGTGCCGCTTGGCGGGCAAGACGGGCAGCCCTTCTTGCTTCCCTTTTTTCTTTTCGTTCTTCTTTTGTTAATTTTTTTCCTTTGCTTCCCTCAATGAGACTTCCAGGCCCTTGGTAATAGTCCGGTTCGGCTGACAAGTAGTTCATAAGGTAATTTAATGATACGAACGAGAGTATGATGATGAGTGTATATTTCAAGAACACGATCATATTTTTGGACGAACACATTTTTTGCAATTTTTGCATGGATTTGTTTTTGAGTATGGAGTTCATTTTCATTTCTAGATATGTTATTTGGTTTATGTGTTGTTATAAAATAACAATATATAAAATATAAAATATTACTTAACTACTCTCCATCGATCTTTATCGATCTTTATCTTTATCATTCTCAACTCCAGTGATTCTAGGTGCCCACCAAGGACCATTCATACCGCCTGTAGAAGTAACTGTTTTTTCACCGTATGGGAAGAATCCGTGTTTTTTCGCAGCTAAATGGATACCTTCATGAGCTTTAATAGTTTCGTGTGCAACAATTTTCGTTATTTTTTGAAGATCGCTTGGTTTTAGGTTATAATAATCTTTATTGAATCCATACCAGGTAGCATAATCTTTATATATTTTACTATTTGTAAAGTCTTTGATTTCTTGTGGTGTGGGTTCATAAGAGTCAGGTGATTCTTTGAAGTATTGAAAGTGGTAATCTTTATTGTCTGGAATGTATGCTTTGAGATATTTTTTTCCTAGACCATCTATTTTTTTATCGTATGCTGCAAGTTTTGATGTAAGATTCGATCGATCATCTTTTGCTTCGCCTTCTAATTTAGATAATTTTGGTCTATATTCTCTGCGGATAAGGTTTCTTTGTTCAGAAGCAAACCTAGCTTTATCTTGTATTTCTTTATTGACTGCGGTTCTTATATCTGTAGATGTTTTATCTACCATTCCTTTCCATAATCCAGGATATTTTTGGTATTCTGCACGTAATTTATTTCTTTCTTTTATTTCGTTTGATGCACGTTTTGCGTCTTGTGCCATAACGTATGATTTTGATGGAAAGTCGTGTGTATGTGGAGCTGCTTTAACTGGTATAGTACCGTATGCGACTTTAAGTTTTAAATTTTGGTTCCATCGTACCTGACCTCGATCTGTTCTATATACTTCAAACCGAAAAGGACTTTTTTTGATAATTTTGAAATTGTCATTTCCATCTTTAAAGTATTGTGTGTTTTTGTCGGCAGTTATATTTCCGGAACTAGTGAGGAAAGTTACTGGTAAATTACGATTTAGATTTCTGAGTTTTATTGTTGTTGGATGTTTTGAGTATTTGCCTACGTTGCCTATCACTATAGTGTTTACGGCGTTTTCTGTCCAAGGTGTTTTAGCCCAACTCTCTTTTTTTCTTACGTCTATGATCCTGGTGGTTGTATTGTATAGAGAACCGTATACGACTTCAAGTTTAAAATCTTTTTGTCCCCATCGTTTGTTTCTGCAATTGGTTTTACAATCTCTGTTACTCCCATCTGTTCTATATACATGAAACTCATTTTCATTAATTTTGTCAATCCTGAATGTGTCATATATTTTATCTCCGAGGTGTATTGCATTTCCTTTAAAGTATTGTGATCTTCCGTTACGTGAGATACTTCCGGAATTACTAGTGAAACTTATAGGTAATCTTCTATTTTTGATGAATACTTTTAATGGATGTTCTTTCCCGCGGGGTACGTCGCGGAACTTAAAACTGTTTTTTTCGTTTTGTTTCCAATTCCTGACGTCTACCTCCTGATCCTGATTAGAACTCCGTGCTTTGGAGGAGGAGTATTGCAAGTAAATCGGAGCTTTTAGTCTCATTCCCCAGTTTCCGGGTGTCCCACCGAATAGTTTTCTATCTACTCTTTTTACTTCAAGAATAGCGTAATCATTTTCCTGTTTTATAATCCTAAGGTTAAATTGGTCATTTGGAAGGTTTCTTGGTACGTATTTTGCCCGATCTTCATAGAATCTTCTGCCCCTCTGTTCAAGTCTTATATCGTACTGAGGGTGTACGTTTCTGATAAGTATTGTTTTTGTCTTGCTGTTGGGGCTACTGCCTACCGGTATATGCTGAAGTCTGTACTCCCTTCCCTTCCAAGTGTTTCTCTGACCGCTTGTTGTTCTCCTCCCCCCCCGATGTGAACGCGTGAACAGCCATAAAGTTTCGGCTAGACTTGTCAAATGCGAAGTTTTGATTAAATCCCTCACGTAGAACAGGTTTAATGTAAAAGAGATAAAATGGAGAGAATATAATTAGAATTGTTATCAAAACCAGAGCCAATATATTTCTCAAAGTGCTTACTTTTATGTTTGGTAAGTCCATATTTTTGATAATGTTCGTTGGAATCAAATTCATGGATATTGTATTTATGGGTATAGATGTAACTATATATTAGTGCTAGATAAAGAAAGTTGAGTTTTTTTGAGAAGCCACATATATTCTTTTGCTGAAGTATTTGGAGCTTCGGATCTACTATAATTTCCAATACCGTGTAATCTATTGTAGATAGCGTAATTGATGGGAAACTTTTGTACTTGTCCATATTTTTCTAGTAATGTATCTATTTGTGAAATGCTTAATATTCCATGGTCGTAATAAGAGAGTGCGATGTATTTTGCGGGTATATTTTCGATCATGAATTGTATGGCTGAATGTGCGTCGATTGAACTGTTGAAAGGTGATCGAGTCCAGTTTTTAGGTTGGCCTCTGTATGTGTTTGGGATGTCTATATTTTTGTCCCATTTTGCGATAATGTCGAGGAGGAAGTAGTAGATGTTGTATGGGTGTTTGTTGTATGGTGGGTCGAGATAGACTAGATCTATAGGAGGAGTGATTCCCCCGGCATTCTCCCTCTGTGTGTATTTGTGCCAAATCTTTTGTCCATTGTAATGCATCTTTGTTTGTAAGTGTCACGTTTTTTGGTGTTTTTAATGTGTTTGAAATGTATTGGTAATGAGGTAATACAATTTTTTGTGTGATTCTTTTTAGATCAACTTCTTTTTTTCCACCGAAAGCACCAGTGCCGTTTTCGTCTTTATAGAAGGCCGCAAATTGTCCGTTGGTATTATTATGAATCGATGCTTTAATGAGAAGGTGTGCAAGTAAGTAAGGTTTATATTTTTCAGGCACGCTATTAGATGCGATAAAGTTCCGAATAGAATCAATAATAAGAGCGTTTTCTCTAGTAAAATAGCATCTTTCACCGGGTAATATATTCTGATCATTTTTTGGTGCCCAATGTTTAGCTACGAACTCTTCAACGGGTAGTGGAGGAGGTAGATTATTTGCTGTGTCAATGAATGAATTAATTTGTTGAATCATTTTTTCTGAAGGTGAAGAGAGAAAGGCGAGGTTGGTTATATGCGAATAGAGTGCTATATCATTGGATATTATATGTGAAGTGAGATTTGAGTTGAAAGCGAGTTGTGATACAGCACCACTTCCTGAGAATGGATCAGCAAAAGAAATGGATCCTTGTGATATGTCGTCGTATACATATTGAATAATTTGTTGTATATGTGGTAGAAGTTTTCTTTTATTTCCCATATAAGTAATTAGTGCAGGTGGAAGGGATGGAGATTCCTGAGTGCCCCGTCGGTGTGTTTTGTTTGTGTTTTTGGTATTTTTTGTTTTTTCCATAGTATGTATTTGTAGTAAGTGAATATACAAATACATAATAAAAAAAGGGAGATAAGTCAACGCAAGGTGTCATTTCATTATATGACTAAGTAATTTATAGTTCATTATCAAAGTCGTTGTTATCACTGTCACTATTATTGTTATCACTATCGTTGTCAGATTCGTGTTGATTATTATGTGAAATATTTTGTAATATTTCGTCTGGATACTCTCTATCTAAGAAGTCTATTTGTGGTAGATCGTTTGTGGTGAATATGTTGTTATTTCTCTCTATTGTTTGTCTTAGATTTCTTTCTTGTATATCGAGATTCATTTGAAAATCTAGATCATCGTCTGATTCATCGTCGTCATTGTCGTCGTCATTGTCGTCGTTATTGTCATTATTTACAATAGTATTTGTGTTGTTAATTATATTATTATCGTTATCGTTATCGTTATCGTTATCGTTATCGTTATCGTTATCGTTATCGTTATCGTTATAAATTTGAATAAAGTTATAATTTAATTGTATGGAGTTATCGATGGCGTTTGATATGACATCATTAATGACGGTTGTTCCATCATTATTTTTTTGTAATTTATCATTTGTTCCAAATATGATAGCTGATTGTAGGAGTGTTAGTTTATCGGTTGGTAGATAAGGGTGAATAAATAATTGTTTTATTTCTTGTCTGCACATAGCGCAGTTATGTTTATTGAATAAAGTGGAAGGACGGTTAACTATATGTAATGATATGCAATCTGTGCAAAAAATATGTGAGCAATTGGTGACAATGCATTCATTTTGATTGATAGATTCTAGACATATGGTGCATGGAGTATAAGATAAACTCGATTCTTGTCTTGTTTGTTTATTTTCGTTGTGAATGTGTTCTGTGATATGTTTATTTATGGTGATTGGAATATGTAATATCTTTGTGTTATTGAATGATTGTGTATTAATTTGTTTATGTGCTATTCTTAGGGGAACGATTGTGAAGCTGGTATATTGGTGAACATTATTTTCGATGTCTAGATTTAGATCGGATATGTGGTTGGGAGAAGTGGCTAGGTAATGGAATAATTTATTTATTGCGTATAATACATTTTTTTTCGAGTTAGAATGTGTTACAATTTGTGGTTGTGGGAACTTATTATATCCTTTATTTTTGTTGTTGTATTGGTTTGATTTTTGCATCCATTGTTTGATTGTTTGAATTGAATGATCAATAGTAGATGGGTCGAGATATCTTAGGAATAATGTTTTTGCCATATTTATGGATAGATTGTAGAGCCATATATGAGCTGGATTACTGTGATTCGATATTGATTTTACGATTGGTAATGGTTTATTACTGTATTTTTGATGTAAAAATGTAAATAATCTGGTATATGGTCGATTGGTGTTGGTGTTATTTTCAGAATTGGATGTTGAAGATGTTGATTGAAGAAAATAATTAGTTGAGTAGCAGTATATTCCCTCTTGAAATATTTTTTTAATTGCAGGATGATTGCATTGTCTAACATTATGTGTAAAAAGTCCACAAATATCACATTTTTTGGGAGTAACTCTTTGTCTTGCTTGGTGTCTGTTATGTAATACGTTATTGTTATGAGATCTATTTAGATTACTTGTAGAACGTGAGATACCTGCAGCTGAAAGTGCAGCTCCTGCTACACCAATCATACCAATGGTGCTTATAACTCCAATATTTCTGTCACTGAATCTATTGTTTCTTGTGTAACTGTGATCGTGAGTGTTATTGTGATTTTGATTACGTTGAGTGAATGGATTATGATTTGTTACAAAGTTATTGTTGTTAATTAATGGATTAGTGGTAGATTCTAGCTCTTGTATTGGTGTATTTGTTTGATTATGTGAATTATTTGTTAATAAGTATCTAGGATATGTTGTTTCGGGTACATGATTAGATCGTGATGATTGTATGGTTGGAAACCTGTTTCTATTTTGGATTGGAAGTGGAGGTTGTCGATATCTTTGAATCTGTCGATATTGATGAGAATGGTGTGAACGTTGTTGAGATTGATAACGACGAAGTCTTCGTATATTTTGAATATTTTGGTATCTTTGTGGTCGTTGTATTATTTCTGAAGATCTTGGAGATCTTGGAGACCTTGGAGACATAGGAGATACTGGTGATGGTGGATAAATTGGTGGTTCATCATTTGTTTCTGGATTATTTTCTTGTTGTAGTTGGTTGTTTGGTAGTGCATTGTTGTTAAGTTGTATTGTAGGTTCCATAGTGGACTGAATTGAGTTTAAATGTGTAAACTCAGCGAATGGAGGTATATTTTCGAAGTCGTGTGTGTTTGTGTTTGTATACGTATGGAAGTTGTTAGGTGGTAGATCATTATCTATTTCATTTCCGAACATAGATTGTAGGTTAAATGGGAATATAATTAGGTTGTAATTATTGTATCTTGGGTATAATAATACGTGTATAAAAATATTTATACCTATTTTGATTAACATAGCTCCAGCGAAAACACTTTTTATTGAGTTTGAGAAGAAGTTATTTATTTTATTATATATGAATGAAAATAATGAAGTGGTTGCATTAAATATGATGACTGGTGCAAATGCGGGGTGATAAGCTTGTGTGGATGGATAAAGAAATGGATCATCGTCACTTAAATATTCGGAAGTTTGATTTAAATCACGATGAAGTTCGTTAATAAAGTTATCGTCGGAATCATATTGGTTAATTTCAGAAGGTGTAAAAACGGAAGATACTTCAACTTCATAATCGGAAGAAGAATCGGAACTGTATGGTGATCTATATCGATTATGAGTTTGAGAATTATGTTGTGAAAATAAATCTTCATCAGACGTTATTCCTGTTCTTGATGGTGATATAGGTGTCTCTGTGTTGTTATTGTTGTTATTGTTGTTATTGTTATTGTTATTGTTATTGATAAATCTTGAAATAATATTTTCCATAGGATGGCTACTTTATATTGTTAAATGAAAAAATAAATTAGAAATAACTAAGTGCTTTAATGTATAATAGATATCGCACTATTATAATATATTTATTGATTAATGGAAATATCTGACACGATTTATAAGTGTATCCCTTGTAATTTTGAAACAAAATCAAAAACGAATTATAGAAATCATATGTATACGATGCGTCATCATAAGAATGTAAAAAAGAAGAAGGAAGATGATGTGAGTGTGATTGATCATTTGGAAGAAATCTCGCCAAGTAAATCTAAGATGGTATGTAATGAGATAAAAACGAATGATATTGTTTCATCTCCTTGGGATTATGGTGAGTATGTAGATTCCGAAGATGCAGTAGTGGATACAACTGAACAAGAGAATGAAGATAGTGATAGTGATAGTGAATCAATTGATGAGGATGAATTTAAATGTGATTATTGTGGTGACGTTCAAGGATTGAACAATTGTGAGATGTGTGATGCTGAGAATGTATGTGAATCGTGTCACGGACAAGGTGGTGATTATGGTCCTTGTGAGATATGGGTATGTAATAAATGTCTTCCAACGTGTAATGTGTGTGGAAAAAAGTTGTATACCGCTTGGGATAAATGTTGTGGAAAAGGACGAAGTGATTTGAGTGATGATGAGGAGGAAGATGAGAGTGATGAAGAAGAAAATAAAGATCCAAAAATAGTGAATTGTGATTTTTGTTGTGAAGATAAAAGTTTTGAAACATATTATACTGTGAGAAGAGGAAGACAAATATATTTTTCTTGTAATGACTGTTGGGAAAATCGTGAAACAGAAATAGTAGCATATTCAGCATATACATGGGAAAAATCTGCTTTTCCTGGTCCTGCGTTTTTCTCGGTGAAGGAGGAAAAGGATGAAGAGGAGAATAAAGAGAATGATTGTTCATCATTGAGTTCTGGTTCTGGTGTTATAAGTATACTAAATGTTGCAAGTTCAACACTAATTGATGAAAGTAATGGTAATGACCGTAATAGTTTATTGTATGTAAATATGCGAGAAGAATTAGAACGTGAATGGAATAAACAGCAAGATGAGTGGCTTGGTAATAGTGTTGATCGTAATGAAACGTGGAGCGATAGTGTTGATAGTCACCGATATTCGATATCGTTATCGTCAAAGCCTCATATACATAGATTATTTATTCCTTGTGCATTTTTATTCGGCTTGTCAATTGGTGTGTTTGCGATGGCATTATTATCTTGATATGGATGTTTTGTTGAGAATGAATAAAATTGAATATGATAATGATATTTATATAGATAGAAAATTATAACTAATTAGAGATAGTAAGATATCTATATTAATATGAGTAATGTTGTTAGCGGTAATGATAACGAAAATAACAAATCAATGTCAATAAAGAAAGAGAATATAGTAAAAAAGAAGAAAAAGTTTGTTATATTAAAAAAAAAGAAGATTGTTGAGGATGATAATAATGTAATAATTTCAAGTCCTTTGCCAAAATCATCACAATCTGTGTCCGAAGATGAATATGTAATGCAAACAATGATAACATGTTTAGGTAATAAACGTTTATTGGTGAATCAGATACGTGATCTAGCTCAAAAAGTGTGTGATAAATTGGGTAAGAAGAAGTTGGTGATAATGGATGGATTTAGTGGTTCTGCAGTGGTGTCACGTAAATTAAGTTATTTGGCATCAAAGTTGTATGTAAATGATATGGAACATTATGCTTCTTTGTCTGCCCAGTGTTATTTAGAGACCCCGAGTATTGCAGAGCAACAACAAATAATTTTGCATATCGATAAGATGAATAGTATAGCAAAGAATGGTCCATATGTTCGTGATTTTGTATCAGAGATGTATTCTCCCAAGGATACAGAAAATATACAGGAAGGTGAGCGTTGCTTTTATACACGTGAGAATGCGGAGATAATCGATACGCTTCGTAAGTATATTCATCGTGAAGTTCCATTGGTTTTGCAGAAGTATTGTATGGTTCCATTATTGAATAAGGCGAGTATACATGCGAATACATCTGGAGTATTTAAAGGTTATCATTCGGAGAATGGAGTAGGTAAATGGGGAGGTGCAGCTGCTCGTTGTTTACCTAGAATCAAGGGTGAGATACAGTTAGAAGTTCCATTGTGGAATACTGAATCCAAATATGTTCCAGTGGTTACGAAGAAGGATGTCAATGTATTGATGCATGAGATGGAAGATGAATCTATTGATTTAGTATATTTGGATCCTCCTTATAATCAGCATCCTTATGGTAGTAATTATTTTATGTTGAATCTAATAGCAGGACACGAAACACCAGATCTAACAAAAGTGTCACGTGTATCTGGAATAACCAAGGATTGGAATCGTTCCAATTATAATTATCGTGACAAGGCGATACGTGATATGACAGAGTTGGTGGAGGTTGGGTTGAAGAAGAGTCGTTATTTGTTGATATCGTATAATGATGAAGGAATTATTAAAGATGAGGATTGGGAGAAGATCTTTGAAGGATATGTTGTGGAGAAGCATGAGATTAAATATAATGCTTATCGTGGGTCACGTAATTTAGCAGGGAGGAGTGATAAGGTAATGGAACGAATGTATTTAGTCAGCAAGGGAGTGAGTCCTCCGCATTCTCCCTCCGCATGAATTGTGTAAAATGTAATTGTATTTATATATGAAATGAACTCAAATATAAATAGATGTAAATGTATATAGACACGTATATAAAATAATGTCAAACGAAATGGAAATGATTGAATATCAGAGTGGGAATCAGCAGATGTTTACCCATAATTTTTGTGAATCTAGGTTGACGAATAATATGCCTCCTGAGATGTATAATTCGTATACGTCGTTAATAATAACGGTATTTCCATTGATAATGGGATTTCCGAAGAACAATATTTTTTACAATGTTGCTTGTATGTTTGCGTTTAATGGTTTTGCTAGTTTTTATTATCATTATACGTTGTCATGGTTAGGTAAGCAAGCTGATGAAATATCAATGATATTGGCAACGTATTATGGTATATGGGGATTATTGAAGATGTATTATATAAAGGATGGTGATAGAAAGTTATTGAATTGGTATAATGGTTGGAATACGATATCAATGATAAGTTTTTTGGTATTTAATACAGTTTTAGTGTATGATTTTTTGTTTCCTTATTTGTTTGGGATATATATTGCGGTTGCTATAATGATGATAAGACTGGTTGCAAATAAGTATTCGTTATCGTATAAGAGTTATTTATTAACGTCTGCTGCAGGTGCTAATGCGTGGATTCTTTCTGAGGTATATTGTAATGAGATAACAAAGTTTGGTCATGTGGTATGGCATGTATTATTTCCTCTTGGATTTTATACGTTAATAATGTATTATGATGGTCATTTGAAGAATATGCGTATATGCAAACGTAGTAGATCGTCACATAATTCGTTAACAAACATAAATACATAATAAATTAAATTAGTTTGGATTAAACAGCAGCATCTTCTGATTTAGGTTGAGCATCAGTATCAGCATCAGTATCAGTATCAGCATCAGGCTTTGATTCGACAGCTAATAGAACTTCATTCACATCGATTTCTGGTTCGATAAGTTTATCTGGGTCAACGTCATTGTATTGTAGTTTTTTGGTTAGGTATGCGGATAAGAAAATGTTTTCAGTTGTGTTTGTTACAACATGGGTGTCGTATAATTTGAGTCCCATAAAGAGTGCGTTGGTTAAGAATACGGTAATTGTTTTGTTGTCTAGATAGTGAGTAAAAACAACGTAACCGCTTAATCCTAGATTAATAATGAATCCGCTCATAGCGATTCTTCCAGCGAGTTGATATTTTTTATCGCATTTTAAGATGGCAAGTTTTTTATGTTCTGGAAGTTTGACTAAAGCTTCACCTACGGCTTCATCGTCTCTGGGTAATTCTGGGTTGACTTCTAGGTAGTTTATCATTTTTGTCTCTCTGTATAGTTCGGTATAATACATATATAGGAACATAGCAAAAAGAAGACAATTGGATGCAAATCCGCAGTTAGTCACTGGGTTAGTTCTGCTGACAACATTATCAAACATACCGCACATTTCATCACCACATTTTTGAGGGACAAATACTAAGAGAAAAGATCCCATAAGCACACGGTAGAACTCCATAATAAAAGAAAGATACATTTCAACTTTTTGATTGAAATCTTGGTTTGTTTTTTTCTTTCATGGTGCGGGGCAGATTATATAGTACCTTTCGTAAAAAATACTGAAACCTAAATGCACAATCTAAAAAAATAGACGTTGTTTAAGTTAAATTACATAAATAGATAAATGATAGAACGATATTAAAGAGGTGTGCGGGAATCTGCGACAGTTGGTGGTTATATGCAATTGTAATTAATTACAATATTTCTGATTTTACAATAAGGTTTACACGTTCTACTGATTGTTTGATAATTTCTTTTGATATTTCTAGGTATTCTTCAGGTAACCAAAGGCTGGATAAATGCTTCATTTGATCCCATTTATGTGCTTTTACGCATACAGTGGGTATGGATGCGAATGGCATATACATGGAAACGTATCTTTTGATAACAAATATTTTTTTGACGAAACGTTTCAGATAATTCTGTTTCTGAAATAGTTGGGTGATCATTTGTAATTTCTGCGTATAGGTTTGGAACACCATAATTTCCAGCTTCAAGCCTTTTTGCAATGGTTTCAGAATGGTGAAAGTCACAACCAGAAGCGAATACAACGGATGGGAAGTAAGGTAGACGTGAGCAAAGTAATTCTTCAGCGCGCACATTTTTGAAGTATCTTTCGATGGCATTACCTGTAGCTTGTTTTGGTTTTCCTGCTTCGAATAGTTTATCGTTCGTTCCTTGTATTTTATCTTCACCAATGTAAATGGGGTAATGTTTGTTATTAATTTTCCACAAGATGATACCTGCGTCTGGTTTGATACTTACTCTAGCGTTGTCATTTTTTACATCTTTATTGTCTTTTTGTTCTTCAATAGTTGGGAATAGGAATGTATCGTCCATTCTGTATTGCATGATATCGTCGAGTGATAATTTTTTATGGTATTCAATTATTCCTCCGTAAGGTTCGATTTCATCCTTAGCGAACTGAATAAGTGGTTGAATAATTGATTTAAGGTTTCCTTCGGAAATGTTACTATCATCAACGAGTGTTCTTTTTTCGTTTTGGTGCATATGTAGATGTCTATCACTAAGACCTTTTGATTGGTTGTAAATGGCTGCCATATCGTTTTCAATTACCTTTGGTAGTTTTGAAAGTAGAGATATGCAAAATGCGTTGATTCTGAATAGAGACACAATAGCGGAAAGTAAGTATTGGTGTTTGGTGTTGTGAAAGTGGAATGAATATTATTGTTCAATTTTTTTGTTCAAATGAAAATTGAAAGAAGGGTGTAGATAAATAACCTCGTAAGTATATTATAGAAGAAGGTAGTTAGTTGAATATGCGGTCATTTACAATTCCAATTCCAAATTATATTCCGTCGATGGATGATCGTGGAGTAACGTTTTTAGTAGGTCAGAATGCTCAAGATAATCACGCAATAATAGATGAATCAACCTCACCACAAGATTTATGGTTTCATTTAGAAGGTGAATCATCGAGTCACGTGATAGCTAAGGTTCCATTAGAAGTAAATGAGATAAAGGATCGTAAGAAACGTAAAGATGTTATACGTAAGATAGCGAAGCAAGGTGCAATATTATGTAAGCAGCATTCAAGACGTAAATCAAGTAAAGAGAAAGTTCCTGTTATGTATACTGAAATAAAAAATGTAACAAAAACGCATATACCTGGTGAGGTGAAAGTTATGCATAGTTCTGTAATTAATTTGTAGGTGTATATCAGATAAATAGATAGATATGGTTGACGAGCGTATGAATTATATTGTTCAGTTTTTAGCAGGAGGAATATTTTTTTGTTTATTGTCTTATTTTTCAAAGATGAAGAATACTATGGTTGCGTCGATAATACCTTCGCTTCCTACGATGTATATTGTAGGATATATATATTTGGTATATTTTGGAGGTAGCACAAAAAAATACACTAAGAACACAATGATACTGTTTGGAATAGGATTTTTGTTTTCGGTGGTTACGTATTTGATGATAGCGGAGATAGAAATACATAGGGTTGTTAAGAATCCTTATGTTCCTTTGTGTATATCAACGTTACTTTTTATAGTATTGACAATGGTTTGTTTACGGTGTAATTTGTTGGAATAAATCTGTAAATCATATTGATTGTGTGTTTATAATCAATATGATCAATGAATGTAAATTAAATTAGAGTAGTGTGTAAGGGTGTGTTTTGAGTGTCCATAACATTTTAGTTTGATCGTCCCAGTGGAGTAGAGCAAGATTTTTTTCAAATATTCCAACACCTTGTTCATCAGGTTCTAGACCATATTCACAATGAAATTGTTCTAGATCATCATCGTTATCAAAGTCAACACATTTTTTATCGTGGTTGAGTTTACCATTAAATGCGAGTATTCTTTTTTTCCACAGAGGGCTATTTGATGCGTAATATATCCAATTGTAACAGTATGCATCAATGATAGGAACAGCATTCGTGCATTGATCTGTTCCAATAATATTTTTTTCTATTTTATCAAGTGGTGATAATTTGACAACGTTTGGTAGTATTTTGTATGAGTCATATCTTTCAAAAGGGCCACCAGGTGCGGTAGCGGGTATATCTTTTCTGGATATTGTTCTCATATTTTTGCATATGGTATGAATATCTTTTTCTTGAATATCTGAAACAAATAATTTTTTTCCTAGTTTTATTTTTTTTGTGAATGTTGTAATAAGTTCTGTGATGGCTAGAAGTTTGAGGTGTTTGTGTATATGAATATCTGGGAAAGGGAAATCGTGTAGATTTTTTGCTATGGACATAATTTTTTTTCTATTTGTTTGTGCTATGGTTGGGGGTTGTGGTATAACGGATTCATGAATAAGAACTTGTGTGTATTCGGTTTGTGTGTTTGACAACGTTCCTTGAAGTAATGTATCGAGTTCATTAAAACTATTATCATTCCAAAGTTGCCATTTTTTTGCGACATCATTATTTCTTGGTCGAATGTAAAGGTTTCTGAATATGCTAGCAAGTGCAACTTCACATTCGGTAAGGATAGTGTTATCACATATACCTGTTTTTGTATTTTTTTTGTAATTATTTTTAATAATTTTGGTTTGTTTGACTAGATAGTGGAAGAACTCATGATTAATAGTGAAGAAGTATTGAAAGTATACCGTCCATATGGTGTTAAGGAGTTCTATGATAAGTCCTGAATATAATAGTTCGCAAGACCAATTGAGGCATTTTTGTATATCTTTTTCAAGAATAGATGTAGCTAAGGCGCACATTACATCATTTGATATGAAAAGGTACCTTGTGAATGTGAGATGTTTAACATTTTTGAGTGGATCATTGATAAACTCAAACGATGAAGATTTTTTAATCTCATTTTGGTGAGAGGATTTGTTTACGGTGGTAGATTGTTCCATTGTGTTGAATACACAAGATAAGACTGTTTTCTTTATATGATATATGAAAATAAAGTTGTTACTATGTTCAATTCTTTTTGTTTAGTAAATGGTGGAAAATAAAATAATAAAATCGGTGCGTATATTATAGTAGACATAACTAGACTAGATATAATGCCTGGTAATTGGATAAAACATATGGCTGAAATTAGAGCAATGCCTGATATAAAAAAGATGGGATTGGGTATTGGAGAAATGGCAAAGAAAGCAAAGACAATGACAACAAAACATTGGTCTCCACCGAAAGATGGAGAGAAGACAGTATCGTCTAAATCAAAGAAAAAGGGTAAGAAGAGTATGAAAGGTGGACAAGATGGTGGAGAACAAGGTAGTGGTAAGGTAATTCCACCTGGTGCTCCAACAGATGCAGATAATTTGGCAGCATTTTTAGATGCGAGACAAGGTACTGGATTTAAACCTTATGTGAGTGGTCAACCTGTGGATATAGGTGATAATGGTGGTGGTAGTGGTTCTGCGATAAGTGGTCAAGATAATAATATGAAAGGTGGTGGAAAAAAGTCACGAAAAGGTAAGCGTGGTGGAAAGAAAGGTAGACGTAGTGCAAAGAATGGTAAGATGCATGGAGGACAAGATGTTCCTGGTAGTCAAGGAACTCCACAAGAAAATGCTGATGCAATCGCTGGTGTTGTATCACAAGTTAAAGGACTTTTAAAAAATGGTGGTTTAGATGGTGCTACTAATGCTGCTGTTGATAGTATTACGGGTATTGACAGTTCTGGTGACAATGATGGTGATGCTGGTCCTGATGGTGATGGTGATAGCCCTTTTGATAATGGTGATAGTGCTGATAGTAGTGCTGATAGTAGTGCTGATGGTAGTGCTGATAGTAGTGCTGATAGTAGTGCTGATACTAGTGCTGATAGTAGTGCTGATACTAAAGTTGACAGTGACCCTACTACTGGAACTAATGCTAATACTACTACTGAATCTAGTGATAGCACTAGTGATAAACCTGTTACTGGTGGAGGAAGAAAGAGACGTCATGGTCGTAAGACGAAGAAACAAGGTAAATCAAAAGTTAGAAAGAGTAAGAGAGGAAAGAAAGGAAAGAAGGGAAGAAAGACGAGAAAGTCTAGAAAGACAAAGAAGGGAAAGAAGCATTAATTGAATGAATGAATTACAATCAAATAATTCGGTGTTTGATTGTAATTGTATATATTATATTGTAGTGTGTACTATTAATGACAATGTTTGGATTGTATACGAGGGTATATTTGAATAGTTATACGCAAGAATATGAGACAATACTAACGATTGATCGAATGCCTGATGAAACGAGCCCATTAAAAAATATAGTTCGTCATTTGAGATTACCTTCTTTGTCGCCATTTCAGCCTAGAGGTAGATATGCATGTTCAAATACGAATCCGGTGTATGGTATATTATCGTTAATGAATCCCGTGCCAGGTTCAACTGAATGGATGACACCTGCAGAGATACCTGCATTATTTTCATTTTTGATGGAGAATGGGTATGTGATAAATACGGAACTGACACGTATGATAAATGATGGTCCTGTAAGTGGTTGGGCGTCGAGTGCAGACCCAGGAGTGAGTGGATCATTGATAGCTTATGTGACAAAAGCTAATGTTTAGATATTATGATTGTTATGGTATTGATTGTGAATCAACAAAGTTTAAGAACCCAATACTTTTTTCGAGTGAGAATGAAGATTCTAAATGATTTTCAGCAATAGACATAGTTTTTCGTTCTATATCGGATAATTGTGAAAGGTATTTATCTGTTATATCAATTGTTGTATCAGTTGTGGTTGTGGATGGCACTGTTGTAGTGGTATTAATTTTTTTGATTTTATCTTTTTCTGGGGATTTTTTCTTTACAATAATTTTCTTTTTTGGTTTTGTTGGTGTTGGTGGTTGTGTTTGTTTTGGTGTTTTGTTTTCCATAATTTGCTTTATGAATAAATAATATAATTTGATGGTATTATATTATTTTCGTTATTGAATATCAATTTTCTAAAGTGGATGCTCATCTAACCGAAACTCGTCTGCTAATTTACTCTCTTGACTTATGAATATACTGTGTCTTTCTGGACGAGTTAAAAATATGGGTTTATTTTTCTTTCGAAGTTCCTCTTCAAATACTTGTGATGCTTGCGTGAATGCAGGTGGATCACTAGCTGGATTTTCCAAATTAGGCTCATATAATGGTGAGTTTCCTAGTAATGTTAAAAAGAAACTTGCTTGACCTGTCTTACTATCTAATTCTCCTTTTTTTGAGCTAGGTCGACAATGTCTTTAATTTTATCTTGTTTTTCTGTTCGAGATGTCCCACCAGATTGTATGGGTGGAGAGGAAAGGTTTTGGATTACCATCTAATTCTGAAGCAAGATCATTAATGGTATCATTAAAACTTTTAATTTGTAAATGTTGAGATGGATAAATGGGTGGATTATGTCCATTGTAACTTCCACCTCCACCCTTCATTGCAGCTACTTTTTCATCCATTTTTGCTTTTGCAGATGAAGCTGCTGCACTTGCTGAAGCTTTTGCAGCTGCAGCTTTTTCAGCCAATTTTTTTTCCAGTAGGTGACTCTTTAAAGTCTGCTGCTGCTTTTTTAGCGTTAGCGATACCGGCTTGTATAGATCCTTTTGCAGAAACAAGAGCTTCGGCGAATACATCACCAAATACTTCACCCATAGCTGCACCAAAGTTAGTTCCAGATTGATAGAACTTGAATAACTGATCGGATAAAGTAATAAATCCGAGCATAGTTCCAGCAAGAGGTAATGCGTGTGCAGCAGTTGATCCAGACGTAATGATAATACGTGCAAGATCTTCAGTAGCTTTTCCAATAATTTCACCAATAACAGGTAGATGTTTATCAACTACAGGTTCTAAATTGTTCACAAACTTATCTGATATTTTTGTGATTTGTTCTAGAACTTTATCGAAGTCTTTGACAAGTTTTTTATTTCCGAGTATTTTTTTTATGTTTTTGAGTTGAACACGGATAAGAGTTACACTAGTTGCTAAAGAAGCAGTAAGAGCAGGTGCAGCAGCCGCAGCAGCGACATTAAAAGAGTTAACATATGCTGAAGCACTTGCTTCTGCAACAGCGAGAGAAGGGTAAACATTTTCCTTTAATGCGGGTTCTATTTGTTTGTTAATCATATCAGCTAATGATTCTATTTTTGCACGTATAGCAGCAGTTGATGCAGGTTCAGTTGTTCTTACTTTATTTTTTACTTCAGGGAAGTTAACTACTTCTCTTTCTTTATGTCTTTTGTATCCAGCCATAGCCATAACAGAATCTAGTCCAAATCCTAATTTATTTAGTCCAACAGAATAGTATTGTTTTAGAACAGCATCAAGAATGCCAGGTCTAGGTGTTGGTGCATCGGCACCTCCACGTAAAACCATAGTATAATTTTTTGGATATTTGTGTGGTATGCGTGTGATATTAGTAGATTTCATAGTGTATTTCTTTTTTCCATTTTTTACTTTTTTCCCGCTTTTTTCATATTTCTTATGTTTCTTTTCAGATTTTCGTCTTGAGTGTGTATGTTTTGATTTTTTCAAGGTTGACATCAAGGTAATAAATTATAGTTACTTATAATACCTATAGTTTATTTTATTTCCGTTTATGCAGATTTTGATGCTATTAATTTCTTATAATCAGCAAAACTTAATTTTTCGTTTGTGTTTTTGATTGTGTCTTGATTGGTGTTGTTATTTTTTTCATTTGAAGTTTTGTTTTCTGAAATGTGTGATTTGAGTAAAGAAAAATCAGATGTTCTTCCTAATTTCACGAACTTCACGTTGGACAGAAGTGAAACAATATCAAAATTATTTTCATTTTCATCGCCATCATCGCTATTGTCATCATCGCCATCATCGTCTTTTTTATTATTATTCTCATTATTTTTTGTTTCATCAACACGTGATTTTAATTTCGCCATTACTCCTGATTTACTAACGATTCCTCCAGAACCACCTTTCTTTTCCTTTTCTTTTTCCTTCTCATTTTCTTTTTCCTTTTCACTAGATGATTCAAATGGTATAATATTTTTATTATGAATAAGTGATTTGTTACCATTTTCGTCCATAGATATTTGTGTAATCCATTTTGTATGTGTGACAAGCATATATTTGAGGGCTACGGAATGAATATATTTTGTGTGTATGGAATTGTTTGTGAAGTAGTAGAATGCGTGTTCATTATAATTGTATCCCATAATTATAGTTCCGTTTGGTGTATATTCCATAACGAAAGTATTACAATTTTTATTTTCTGAATAAATATTTTCGGCTTGTTTTAAAGTTAGATCTTGTGACGTCATATTTTTAAACTTTTCAATATATATTTCTTCGTATGGTTTTATATAGAGAATATGTTCTTCATCGTTGTCTAAGAATGATAGCGGGTATGAAAAAAAATCAAATATTTCTTGTCTATATGCGAAAATGACACCAATAAAAAGTGGTGCTATAAAGAGAGGAATGATTGCAATAAGTTGTAGCATTGGTTTTACTGGATGAAAATAACATAATAGGGTATATATAATATCATTTGTTAGTAACATAATGGTGTGTAGTTTAGTATGTATAAAAATACAACATAAGATGTATTTATATACATTATAAAATAGACTATTTATTTGGTTTATTTTTTTTGTTTTCTTTTGAGCATATCAAATATTTCTCCCACTTCTTTTTGT